TTTTCTCAAAAAAATATTCTCTTTCTGTAAGCAAGTGATATTTACTTATTAATTCTTTAAGTCTTCTTGTTTTTAAGTAATAATTAAATTCTTCATAAGAGGAATTCTCTACTAAATATGAATAATAGTTTACTCTTATTTTATATTTCAAGTCTGCTGAACTTGGTAAGAACAAGAACAAAGGTTTTCCATTATGGAATATAGTAGTACTTAAAAAGTAAATACCTATAAAAAGAAATATAGGATGTACAAAAAATAATATTATTGGTAATATCAATATTGCAGGTGCATATAATACTACACTCCATTTCCAATCATATTTCCTATGTTCGTACATAATATAACTATTATATAGTGGAGGATTATCTACTTTATATAACTTAAAATCTAAAATTTTAAAACCAAGGAAATAACCCGCCAAGATATGACAACATTCGTGTATCAATATCATAGGCAGGATATACCAAGAGTAAAAATATTTCAGAAAAAATTTATACACTAACCGTTCTTTTCACCTTTATCAATTATAATCTGACGAAGTTTTTTGCTACCAGATTGTACTGTAGGACATTTAACACCAGTTGAAAGAACCAATACATTCCCTTTTACTCCTGTTATGTCGAGTGCATCGCTATATCCATCAGTAAGAATAACAGTATTAAACTTGTTCAATTCTTTATCAGCAGCGATATACTGAAGACCAGGTGTCAATGTAGTACCACCAAGACCTTTAATAGGCATCTTTTCAAGTTCTTTCTTATTCTTAATATGAACGAAGTGTTTTACTTCAGTATCACATTCAATAAGATTGATTTCAATATCATTCTGGAAGATATATGAAAGAACTCTTTCAAATTCACCACCCATAGAGCCAGAGGTATCAAGAATACAGTTGATACGAGTTTTGTATTTTCTCTGCCCTTTAAGACCCCAAACCCCTCTACGATTTGGCTTGGTAATAGATTTCTGTTTCTTATTACCAAATATATCATTAGAAAGATTTCTCTTGATTTCTTTCAAATAGTCTTTTTCAGATTTTCTTAGCTTGTTGAGAATCTTTTCAATGTTACCACTGACAAGACCACGGTTTTTAAGTTTTTCCATAGTTGATTCAACAAACTGTTTTCTTGCAGCTTCAGGAACATCATCGTCAAAGTGAATATCAAATGACTGACCCTTGTTTGATTCAATGTTTTCAAAGAATTTTTCAATAGGGTACATATCTACACCATTCTGACCTTTATCACCAGACTTTCCATTTTGACCATAACCTTCGGTAGGATTACTGTTACCATCATCATTGCTTTCACCATCTTCGCCTTCACCATCATGAGGTTGACCCTGACCTTGTCCTTTTCCACCCTGAGGTTTTTCCTGACCGCACTGTGGACAACGATTGCCGTCTCCAGGATCTTGATTCTGTTGACCCTGACCATTTCCATTCTGGTTCTGATTTTGTTTCTGGTCTTTCTGTTCATTACCATTACCACCATTACCATTCTGGTTCTGTTCTTTCTGGTCTTGTGGTTGATTTTGACCATTACCACCTTGACCATTAGGATCTTGTTGCTGACCTTGACCATTCTGGTCTTTCTGTTGACCTTGTCCACCTTGGCATTTGTCATCTTTCATTTCCTGACCACATTTGCCACAATATTTTTTACCGTCAATAGTTACATTACCGTCCTTATCAACAGATACTTGTTTCTTTTGCTGAAGTTTATGAGAGTTTTTATTTCTCCATTCATTGAATTGTTTATTTAAATAGTGATAAACATCTTCGAAAATAGGTTCACCTTTGTAATCCTTTGGAAGGAAAACAACAGTGTTATTTCCGTACTTATCTTTTGGAATTTCAATCATTTTTGTAAGACCTTCACCAATCATGAGGTCACCGTGAATGATAGAGTTGATAATCATATCAGCGGCAAGGTTAGCAATCTTCTTATCATAACCTACACCACGCTTCTGGTGGTCGAACAAAAGGTGAAATACTTCATGTACAATTGTAAATATAGTTTCTTTACGAGTGCGTGATTCAATCCACGTTCTGTCCCAGTAAAAGTTCATACCATTAGGTCCTACATTAACACCACAAGTACCAATCTTAGCTTCAAAGAAGTTAATAAACTGGCAAAACTCACCGTAATAAGGCAAGTTATATGATGTAATCATCTCAATGATACATTGTGAAATATTTTTGTGAATGTCTTCACGCTGAATAAGTGGTCGCAACTCTATATTAGCAATAGGTCTTGCACCAAAATGGTCATCAGCGATTTTCTTTAACTGTTTGCTATCCATAACAAAAATTTAGTTTCTATTTGAAATACAAAGATACCACTTTTTATAGAAATAAAAAATATTTATTCTTTTTATAATTTCTTTGCATAATTGTTTTTAATATATAATACAAAGGTATAAAAAATTTACAACAATAAAAAATGGCTATATTTTCATACAATAATAATATATTCTCTTATAATAATAAAGTTTTTACAACTCCATGGAAACCAAATAGAATAAGCGGATTAATTTTCTGGTCTGACGCAAATACCAGAAATATACTACAAAACGAAAACTTAATCCATCAATGGAAAGATAATAGTGGAAATCTAAATCACGCAATACAAATAAACGACTCTTATAAACCAAGTTTAGTAGATTCAGTTATAAATGGTTACCCTGCAATTATGTTTCAAAATACAAGATTTTTAAATATTTCATTGACGCTTAATTATTATACAGTGTTTACTGTTATCAATTCGCTTAATAATAAATATATATATGAGTTTGGTAATAATTGTAATACAGGAACTGGATTTTATTTAACAGGTGATGTTAGTGCTGTTAGAACTGCAAAATTAAGTGTTTCATATAGTGCAACAGCAAAAGATTATAACGATAATTGGTTATCAGGTAGTTGGAAAATATTATCACATCAATATGATGGTACAAACAAAGGTCATAAATTATACATAAATAAAAGTAATGCTTTATTAAATCCATTAATATCAAACAATCCTGGTGCACTTGGTGTAACAGATAATCTACACTTAGGTGCAAGATATGATAGTTCTAATGGAACTAACGCATATATACCTGAATTTCTGGTATTTAATAGATGTTTGTCATTAACAGAAATCAATCAAATAAATGATTGGTTAAATGACAAGTATGCAATTTACTAATCAAATTATCTATACATCTATACATCTTAATAAAATCTTTAGTATAGTTTTATTTTAAAAAAATGGGTAATTATACTATTTGGCTTTCATAATTTAATATATAATATAAAAGAAATTATAATAATATGATAGTGTCATTGTCTGGTAGAAAAAAAAGTGGAAAAACACTTCTAGCACAAGAATTAGGAAAAAGAGGATATACGATACTAAGTTTTGGTAATATAGTTAAAAATGTGGTATGTGAACTATATGGTTTTGATAGAGATTATTTAATTAAAAATAAAGAAAAAGAATTAGAACATCCATTACCTTGGAATGATGAAAAAAGAATCAAACTTTCAGAATTAACTAATATAGATTTGGATAAAATCGATAAAACTAATATAATGTTTAAATCAGTAAGAGTTGCGCTTCAATATTTGGCAACAGAGGTAATACGGAAAGCAGATCCAGATTTTCATGTTAATAAATTAATGTCATTAATAAAACCAAATAAAAATTATTGTATTGATGATACCAGATTTTTTAATGAAAAAAATAATTTGGAGAATATTGGTGCTATTTGTTTTTTTATAATAAGACCAAATGTTTGGGATTATTCTAATCATATAAGTGAGACGCAATTATCATGGAAAGATTTTGGAAATAATGTTATAATAAATGATATAAGTTATAAAAGACTATTAAAAGATTTTAATTTAATGTTTGATTATATTGATAAAGAAAATAATGAAATATTTAAAAAATTAGATCTTTTAAAATTATTAAAAAATAATGATTTTAATACAGCAAAAGTTGCTGAAATTTGCAGTTGTTCTAATGATAAAATTGTTTGGTGGTCTAAAAGATATAATATAAAATTATTTCGAACAAATTATTATTATAATAGAGATTGTTTTTATGACGCAGATGAATTAACATCATATTTTGCAGGATTGATTTCAGCAGATGGTTGTATTAAGAAAAATGGTAAATTTAGATATATTATTGAACTTACCAGCACAGATTATGAATTAATAGATTCATATAAAAAATATATTAATACCGATAGACCAATTTATATTAAACCATTGATTAAAAATAAACAAGCATATTCTTTAGTTGTAGAAGATCCATATATAATTGAAAATATTAAAAAATGGAATTTGAGACCACGAAAAAGTTTAAAAAATGAAATACCTGAAATAATACAACAAGATAAGGAATTGATAAAATATTGGTTGGTTGGATTAATCGATGGTGATGGTTGTATATACACAAATAAAAATAAATCTAATATATTTATTGATGTTTTATGCTCATATGAAATATCTGAATATATTAAAAATATGTTTCCTGAAATATCCTGTAATATTAAAAAAAATATCAAAAAAGTAAAAGGTTTGTATCGTGTTAATTGGAGTGGTACAAATGCTGTTAAATTGTATAAAGAAATTTATAAAGGTATTGGTCTGAATAGAAAATGGTCTAAGTTTGATGATTTTAAAAATAAAACATGGCAATATCATAAAACAAAATCAACAAAAAAAGAAATTAAAAATATGATTAAATTAAGAAACGAAGGAAAAACTTATGTTGAAATTTCTAAAATATATAATTTGCATCCTACTTCAGTTAGAAATATATATTTAAAAAATTAATTTTTATCAGAACATCATTCTACATTTTTTAATTTTTGATTGTCAAATATAACAAGGCATTCATCTACATTTAATGAATCTTTTATGAGAAACATTGTATATTCTTCACCTGTGTATTCTTCTAAATATTCATCGTTAAAGTAATCAGAATCTTCTATGGAATAATATATTCTATTATCTTTTTTATACCATTCAAAATCTGTATAATCTTCAAATGGAAATATTTTTTTACCACCTGAATAATCAAAGTAATCGTATATTTCGTGAACTACTTTAAAATACTTTTTTAATAGTTTCATAGTAAATTAAAAATTTATATTTATATTTATATAACAAATAAGTATAATAAGTTTATTAATATATAAAAATAAAAATCACATGATTATATTTTTTATTGTTTTATTCATTATAATTGCTGGTATAAGCAAATCTATAATGGATACTATAAATTTTAAATATGAACAATCCATATTCAAAGGAAAAGAATGGTTTAATCCAAAAGAAAGTTGGAAAAACAAATACAAAGACAGAGATCCTTCTAAAGGACCTGCATTTCCTGGCTCAACAACAATTTTTGTTTGGCTAACAGACGCTTGGCATTTATTTCAAATGATTATGTTATCATCATTATTCATTTCTATGGTATTGTGTTTGAGTATCTGTTTGTGTTTAAATTGGTATTGGTATATTCTAATATTTTTTGGTTTAAAATCACTTATGACTGTAACTTTTGAATTATTTTGGAGTAAAGTCTGGAAGAAAAATTAATATATACTTAAAAATAAATATTAAGTAATTGGCAACTTATTCATATGACAATTTTATAAAAGTTCCTGTACCTGGCGACAAAAAACTTGAAATTTATGATGCTAGTGGTAATCTAATGTATTTGTTAGAACCAATAGATGTTAATTTCTATTATAAGAATAATAATGTTGTTATTCACCAATTAAGAACCAACATCGAAAGACAACCATGTAGAGACCACACTTATGCAATATTAGATTTTGATTCAATGACTATTGCTCAAATGGCAGAAACAAAAGCGAATGATGCCAAAAATCTTATTTTAACGTTTAGCGAATATTATACATCAACTGAAATTGATATAATTATTTCAGGAATAACATCAACAATAGAAAGAATAACAGGTTCCACTTTTATAGATTTAGCAGACACACCAAGTTCATATTCTGGTTATAGTGGTTATAGTATTATAGTAAATAGTGGAGAAACAGGATTAGAATTTGTTAATAATGATTATGTATTAACATATACTAATAGTTCATCAACTCTTGTCACTTTTGGTGGAATTGAGTCTGGTTCTATTTTTGAGAATGAAAGTATGCAAGACATGTGGGATAGTTTATTATATCCAGATTTAGTATCAAGATTCCTTAGTTTTAACATATCTGATGTAAGTAACTTAGAAGTTGGTGATAGTGTAGACTCTGGTGATAGAACATTTTCTTGGACTTATCAATTTCCAACACTATTAGAAGCAAATAGTTTAAAACTACAATACATGAATGGTTCATATATTGCAAATAATCAAAGTATTGTATCACCACAAACTCATTATTTATCAGGTGTTACAAGAACTACAAAAACTTATTATTATTGGATAGTAAAGGCTAAAAAAATAAATACCCCTACTTATATTGGTACAATAAAAAGAATAAATTGGTATTGGAGAACTTGGTATGGTAGCAATACAAGTGTAATAACAAGTGTTACAAATTATACAGAATTATCATCTTTTGATTCATATTTAACAGATTTGATAGCAGGCGGTGGAACGACATATAATTTTGATGGAAATGGTTATAAATATTTCTTTATACCAACTACATCTGGCTATTATAATACAAGAAATGGTGTTTTAGTTGTAAAAACGCCAAGTTCATTCGCAGATAATTTAACAAAATTAGGAGTGGCTATGGCTGGTTATAGTGATGGTTTTACTGATGGTAGTAGTGGTGGTTATTATTATAAGAATGTGACAATAATAAATGAATTTGGAATTTCGACTACATATAGAATGTATAGAACAAAATATCAATTGGGTGGACCAATTTCAATAATAGTATCATAATATGATTGACGGAACAGTACAATTAACGGGACCTATAGCTCCAACATCAAGTGGAGATACTTATCCAACTCATGATGCCAAATATGGTATTGATGGATTTAGAAATGTTGACACTATAGATGATTTGAATAATATATCAACCGATAGACGCAGAGCTGGTATGATAGTTGGTGTATCAGGCGGTACATACTATTATAAATTAAACAATGAACCATGGAATGGAGATATAACAGATTGGACTGAAGTAGATTTAGGTGGAAGTCCAGCTGGAATTACTGGTAGTATTCAAATAAATTCTGGTGGTTCTTTTGCTTCTGCAACATCTCTTACATATGATTTTAATTCTGATACTTTAGTAGTACATAATATATCTGGTTGTTCATCTCTTAATATTTTAACACCTATTAATATAAATGGAGTAATGACAATTGGATCATTATCCGGTGATACTTACACTTTACCATCAAGTAAGGGGTTAAATTCACAAGTTCTTCAAACCGATGAAAACGGAAATGTTAGTTGGCAAACAATAATAAGCGGAATAGATGGCGTGATTGCGGATACTCAAATTGCTTTTGGTAGCGGAACAACCTTAATAGGAAGTAATGATTTGGTCTGGAATACAAGTAATAAAAAATTAACAATTAAGGGATTTAATAATAACGGGTCAACTACCATATTAGATTTACAAAATTCAGATTCAAATTCTATTGTTAAAATTCTGGATAATGGCACCACAAATTGGAATTTTGGATTTACGCATTCACCAATAGTAATAACTTCAACTAATTATAGCGGTATCAATACCGGATTATTTGAAAGTAGAAATCATTTAGACGGATCTTTATTAGCACAATTTGGTACACAAAATTTAAAAGGATCATTAAGATTATTTGAAAACGATTATGGGACTGAGCAAATAAATTTGGGTTTTGATAATTATATTATTCCGACTATTTATTTTGGCTCCAATAAAACGGCACCAATGACATCTGGCTATGCTCAAATAGGATTTGATTCATATTCAGGAATAAATTATGGATCATTCAAAATACATTTATTAAATACGACTTCAAGAAATATAGCTTATTTAGGGGGTACTAAATCAAGCGGAGGTCAATTTTATTTAACAGATAATATAGAAAATGAAACAGTTCATTTTGGGGGCGAATTAAGCGATAATTCATTGGTATATAGAAATTGGCTTAAAGGGGGGTTAAAAATTGGAGGGATTATTACAAATACATCTTTAACTACACAATTAACTCTTATAGGCGCAGGAAATTTAGGAATAAATAACACATTAGAAATTAATAATTCAGACGATATTTCAGTTTTTGCTATTAAAGATAATGGATCAATAAATGGACCATTTTTAACTTCAAACGAATTTTACACTGTTATTAGAGGTAGAAATAATCAAAGTTTAAGTGCTAATTTTGGTATTGGACGAGACGTTTTATTTTCAGTAACAACAGGATACGATAATTTTTTATTAGGTAATGATTCGTGGCTTTTAACTTCAGGGCATCATAATTTGATTATTGGAAGCGGAAAAGTAATTACAACAGGATATAATAATTTTATACAAGGACGAGAAGCAGGAAAATATATTTCAACAGGATATAATAATTTTTGTTTTGGCGATTTAGCTGGTAACCCTTTAACAACAGGATATAATAACTTTTTGATAGGCGATTGGGCTGGATACGGATTAGATAACACAAATAGTTCAACATCGTTTTCAAATATTGTCTTTGGTGATGGTTTAAAATATTGCTCTAATGTTCAACTCTATAATAATATAAGTATTTTAGGGGGAATGGGTAATTATCCACTTCTTGCTTACTCAGGACGATATAACATTGGAATTGGCGCATTAACTTTATTACATGCACAAGCAGGCATTGGAAACGTTGCCATAGGTTCATCAACATTAGAAGGTAATTCTTCAGGATTTGACGGCTCTTATAACATAGGTATTGGTTATCAAACAGGGCTTAATTTAACAACAGGTTCTTATAATATTTTACAAGGTTATGACACAGGGCATAATTTAACAACAGGTTCTTATAATATTTTACAGGGTTATCAAGCTGGATATTCTTTAACAACAGGTTATCAAAATATTATACAAGGACTTCTAGCTGGTTATTCTTTAACAGAAGGCGCTCAAAATATTTTACAAGGGGCTAGTGCTGGATATTCTTTAACAACAGGAAATTATAATATTTTACAAGGGTCTAGTGCTGGATATTATTTAACAACAGGCTCTTATAATATTTTACAAGGATATCAAGCGGGTTTATCTTTAACAACAGGCTCTCATAATATTTTACAAGGATATCAAGCGGGTTTATCTTTAACGACAGGTTCTCATAATATTTTCTTGGGATATGAAGCGGGTTATTCTTTAACAGAAGGAGATTATAATATTGCTTTAGGCTACTACTCGTTATATACGACTATAATCACGGGAAATATTGGAATAGGCGCTTATGCAGGAGCCAATAACATATCAGGACACGTTACTGCTATTGGTTTTTGGGCTGGTGCAAATAATGTATCGGGAGACAATTTATATCTTGGAATACAAGCCGGGTTAAATAATATAACAGGAACAGAAAACACCATAGTTGGACAATATGCCGGAGTCACTATTAAAGGGAATAAAAATACTGTTATTGGAAATAGAGCTGGATATGGAAATTTTGGCGATTCAACAGGTGACAATAATACCATCATAGGAAATCAAACTTGGAATAGCTTGACTACTGGATACAATAATACTTTAATAGGATCACAATCTGGAAGATATATCTCGTCAGGATTTAATAACATAGGAATAGGGCTTTGGGCGTTAAACGGTAGTGCGGCTATGTTAACTGGTAATGATAATATAGGCATAGGATACCAAGTAGGGTTTACTTTAACAACAGGATCTTATAATATTTTACAGGGTTATCAAGTAGGGTATTATTTAACAGAAGGCGCTCACAATATTTTACAAGGATATCAAGCAGGTTTTACTTTATCAACAGGTGCTCACAATATTTTACAAGGATATCAAGCCGGTTATTCTTTAACAGAAGGTGCTCAAAATATTCTTCAAGGGGCTAGTGCTGGTTATTTTTTAACAACAGGAAATTATAATATTTTACAGGGTTATCGAGCTGGTTATTTTTTAACAACAGGCTCTTATAATATAGGCATAGGTTATCAAGCAGGATATTCTTTATCAACAGGCTCTTTTAATATTTTACAAGGTACTTATGCCGGTTTATCTTTAACGACAGGAAATTATAATATTCTAAATGGATATTACGCAGGTTCTTCTATATCTACGGGGGAACACAATGTTGGTATTGGACTATATTCTTTAGGAACAAATATAACAACCGGTTTATACAATGTTGCAATAGGAAATTATGCCGGAGGAGCAGTCTCTATAAACTCATCTTACAATACATTACTAGGAGCTCACGCTGGAAATAATTTAACAGGAGATAATAACACTTTAATAGGATACGCAGCAGGAGGCGGAAGTGCAACCATTCATCTTGGCTCATCTAATACCTTTATAGGATATAACGCTGGGATCAATTCAACGGGATCATCAAATGTTTTTCTCGGTTATCAAGCGGGTTATAATGAAACAGGTTCGAATATGTTGTATATTTCCAATTCTAACACAAGCACGCCCTTAATTTTTGGAGATTTTTCGACAAATCATATTAAATTTAATGCTGATGTTGAAGTTCAATCAACACAGGCTTATCATTTAGGCGATAAAGATACTGATGGTACTTGGAGATTTATAAGAAGCGGAAATAATTTAGAAATTCAAAGAAGAGAATTAGGAAGCTATGTTACAAAATCAACTATTTTGGCATAATAAACTATATACATTTATAAAATAATAATTAATATTTAAAATAGAAAGGAAATTACTACTATGGCATTTAAAATTTTAACAAACGTGTATGATAATCAAGGAAATACTTATTCCACCGATGTATATGTTTCATACTCATTTCAAGATGTGGATCTGGGACGAACAGATATAACAGGCATTGTAAGAGGAAGACTTACATTTCACAAATCATTCGAGGATAAACAATCCGGATTTACTCAGATTCAACCTATTGTTTCGTTAAATCCAATTAACATGTCTCCTACTAATGTATGGAGTAAACAATTAACTCAACAAGAAATAACTGATTTATCAAATACAGTTATAACTAATTGCATCAAAGAGCATTTAGAAAATATTTACGGTTCAGGAAATATTATAATAGTATAAAAAAAAATAAAACAAATTATGCAAATAAATTTTAAAACAGAATTAAAAAATTTAGATGGTCAAACAATTCCAGCTCCTATGGAATGTTTAGTTGTTAATGAAAAGGGCGAAATTCAGCTAAACGACCAAAACCAACCAATTATTGTACAAAAGCAAATTAATGAGCCTTTAACATTACAAAAAGCCTGTGTTAATGCGCTAAAAAATGCGCCAGATGACGTTTTGACCGGAATGGATAAATACGATGTTTATTTATTAGCGCAAAAAATAAATAATTTTAATAATATTGGAGAAATTTCAAGCGAAGATATTTCACTAATAAAAAAAATAATAAAAAAAATCTATTCTATTGAAATGATTGGGTCTATTATAACTTGTTTAGAAAATAATAATTGATTATAAGATTGAATGTTGTTCAACCTATAACAGGAAAAATATTAAAAATTTCAGCATCATACTATACTGATAAAGATAAATATGATAATAATAAGGAATTACAATATTCATTAATTAACTTTAAATGGAAAATGGATTATGATAGAGTAGTTCAAGGTAATGACACTTTAATGATAGCTCATAATCCACAAATTGGATGGCAAAATATAACAAGTTTTGATATTTACAATTGGAATGTTGGATGGGAATTTCATAGCAATGAAAGTTATAATTTGGCTCCCGGTCCAGGTTATTCTGGTGTAATTTCATCAAATCTCAATTACAACAAAAATATCCAAATGCTACTATTGAAATAGTAGGATTAACCTAATTTCTTATAAAGGTCATTAAGATCCTTTAACCAAAGTTGTTTAATAGAAGTCTTACTCAAGGCTTCTATTTCTTCTTTTTTATCAGAATATAACTTTTTTAATTCAGCCAATTTTTCAGTAGTCAAAGACACTAAAGACATATTTAATAAATATGAATATGAATCATCGAGTTTAGATATTTCTAATTCTTCCATCTTTGATTCAATTTCATCTCGTTTCTTATTTTTCAATTCTAATGAACCTTTTAAAATTTCATTAATGAATTTCATCTTGTTAAATAAAATCTTTCTATCTCTTTCTAATTGTGATAAAATATACTCTTTTCTTTTTTCATAGAATTCGAGTCTTACTTCCACAAACTCATTTATAATTTCATCTATACTTTCATATCTGTGAATCTGACCATCTTTATTAAAAAGATGCATATTTGATATACTTAAATATGTTTCTAATTTGAAAGTTTCAATCAATCTATTTTCAATATCTTTTAAACTCTCTCTTGATATATTTATTGTAATATCAACCTTTGTGTCTGTATCGTTTTTAGAGTAATCCTTAATAATTTTATCATTTACAAGTTCATCCAATATCTCATAATATTTATCATTCCACATACCAATAGGTAATTCGCTAATATTTAATGTACTCATATTAACCTTTTTAATTATACCTCTGGTGATGTATCTATTATTTTCAGAATCGAATACTATTTTTCCTTTAAATCCTTTATATTTAGGATGTAATGGTTCAACATCTTTATCTTTTATTTTCAATACTAAATATTTAATAATATCTGCAGGATCATAGTTTGGTAGTTTTGTTGACCAACCTGTTCCAATACCTTCTGCACCATTAATAAGAATCATAGGAATTACTGGTGTGTACCATTCTGGTTCAATAGAAAAACCATCATCATCTAAATAATTTAAAATGTCATCATCTTCTTCTTTGAAAATGTATCTTGTAAGGGGGTTCAATTTTGTAAAAATATATCTACTGGATGCTGCGTCTTTACCACCATTTATTCTAGTACCAAATTGTCCTTTCGGTAATAGTAAATTTAAATTATTAGACCCCACAAAATCCTGAGCCATTGACACGATTGCATCTTCAAGTGACACATTTCCATGGTGATACGATGTCTGCTCTATAACATATCCACTAAATTGACTGACTTTGGTATCACTGAATAATTTTTTCTTTAATGTTGCATATAATATTTTCCTTTGTGAAGGTTTTAATCCGTCAATAACAGAAGGTATAGAACGTATGTTATCATACATTGAAAATTCAATAAATTCTTTATTAAAAAAATCATTATATGTCGTTTTTTCACCAAATTTGTCAATTAATATACCTGGTTTATAATTTAACAACCATTCTTTTCTATCATCTGAACGCTTCTTATTGAAAACTAGGTCTATAATATCTTTTGTTTCTATTGGTTTATCATAATTAAATTTTATAAGATGTTTTTTAATATCCTTAAAAAACATTTTTGCCTCATAAGGTTCTAATGTACCTAACCCTTTAAAATACTTGATTGTATAATTATTTGATGTTTTTGTATTTTTCCATTTAGTATAATCATTTAATTTGTAAAAATATTTTATATCATTTTTATATTCCGCCTTTATAATCGGGGTTACAAATTCATATATAAAATCTAAAGTTAATAATTCTGGGAAAAAATTTTCGAAAAAATTTATAAGTAGTCCCTTTATATGACTTCCGTCACAATTGTGTGTTAATATTAAATCATTATCTGACACAATATGAAAAGTATTATCATCTTCTATTTCTATATCGTAATATTTTTCTTTTATATCATTAATTTTTATACTAACATTATCTATTTTATAAAAATCATATTCATTTAAATTTATCATAAATATATTATATTTTTATTTTTATTTTTAAAATCTGTTATATTTTCGGATTACAATGCCAATAGATTATGATGAATTTTTTCTAAATAATAACAAATCTGTTTTTAATATGTCTTTTGCAAACAATTCTAACTGCTCACCGTCTCTAATAACTATCATTTTATGATATTCACTAACTTTTAATATTTTTCCATTAATTTCAATCTCCACGTATTTTTTTTTATTTGTTTTTATAATTTTTTTAATACGTCTATATTTTCCTGAATGAGTTAAAACTAAATCATCATATGTCAAATCTTTTATTTTTATATCACCTCTTTTAGTTCTTATCAAAGTATTTTCTTCTATACAATCCGCATCTGTTATTAATACCAAATTACCATATCTCAATTCCTTTGTTGAAGTATATTTTTTGCCAAATTCTAATCCTAATGCTGAAACTATATTTTGTATTTCTTCATTTTCTTTTATTTTAGCCATTGATGAATCACGCACATTCAACGGTTTTCCTTTTAATGGAAAAACCCCCCAATAATCCCTTCCTGTACTTTCAAAGCCACTAATGCAAAAAGATTTTGCACTATCACCTTCAGTTAATGCTAAATAAGTCTTTTCAGATTGTGATGTTCCTGCAAAATTTGCATCATCAAGTTTCTTTACTTTAACTTTTGATACTTTACCTTTATTTAATTTTTTTAATTCTGCGTTTTCTTTTAATTGAATATAATTTAAAATATCTTCAACTATATTAGATTGTAATAATTGCTTTATTAATTTATCAGAAACATTTACACCACCAATGTCTTTTTGTGTTAATTTACTTGTCAATGTTTCTTTTGTCTGTGCATCAAAAATAGGATTTACAACTTTACTATTCAAAAATATAAACAATTTATTTTTTACATCAGCTGGTTTTATCTTAATCTTTTTATGTTTCTTTTGAAGTGTGTCTATTACTTGTGTAACTATTTGATTAGTAACATGATTAACATGAGAACCACCGTTAATAGTTGCTATACCATTAACCATGGAAACTTGTTGAAATGTATCATCGGAAGAAGATGATATACCTATTTCCCAATCTTCATTTAATTTTTCATAGAATGTTTCTGATTCTGGTGTAAGATACATTTTCATGTAATCTTTGAAAGTCTTGATTGGTATTTGTTTATCATTATAATAAACTTTAACCTTAGGACAATAAACAGAAATATCTATAACTCTTTTCATAAGAATTTGTTCTATTTCGGGTGTTATAGATTCTAATCCAAATCTTTCAAAGTCTGGATAATAAGATATTCTCGTATAATTTTTGCTTGATTTTGTAATAGATGGTTTTTCTATTTTATCAAGATTGTTTGTAAATTCTTGATAATAATTCTTTTTGCCATCACCAGTCTCTATAATAAATTTTTTGGAAAAGATGTTTGTTAATTTAGCGCCTAAACCATTCATTCCGCCCCAAGTTCTTTCTTCAGAATCATCAAAATTAGAACCGCTATGTAAATGACCGAATATCATTTCGGGTATATACAATTTATGTTCTTTGTGCATTTCAATTGGTATACCTGGTCCATCATTTTCTACTTCTATGTGATCTTGATAAACATAAACTTTAATATATTTTACTTTTTGTGTTCTTATACAATGATCTGCCGCATTAGTAATAATTTCATCGAATAATTTACAAAATCCAGGATTATATTTTACTATTTTTTGCGTTAATTTTATTTCATCTAATTCGGAATCTGTAACAACAAATATATTTCTCAAATTATTTTGATTATCACCAATGTACATACCAGGTCTTTTCAAGACATGTTCTATTGGAGTTAATTTTTCATATTTCTGCATTTAAAATCTTAGTTATTTTTTTAATAATATTATCTTTATATGAAATTATTTTTAATTTTAATCCATATTCCTTACAAAAATCTTTTTTTATTTTATCTCTTTTTTTCTTAGTTTAAACTCATCTTCCCCACCGAAATAGTCTACTGGTTTGTAATGCTGCATACCATTATATTCTATACATAAATTTTTGTTTGGAATATAAAAATCGAATGGTAGTTTTAAAATATGTTTACAATCGTCAAAACTTTTTTGATATTCATATTGTATATTATTATTTTATTTTCTCAAAAGCGTTTTTATATTCTACTAATGAATAATCGTATAAATTCCCATGTATTATTTTTGATTTTTCAATAAATAGATTTGTATTCATTTTTTTATTGGAACAATCATTTCCATTTAAATGGTCTTTTATTGTTCAAAAATTCCGTGTATTTTACAAATTATTTTTACTTTAGTTTTATTATTTTTATAATCAACCAATGAATAATCATACTTATTTTTAAATTTTAGTCTACACTTTTCGATATAATCTTTATTTCTTCTATTTTTATTATCACATTCTGTGCAACCATTACCATTTAAATGATTACTAACTCTTTGATAAAATTCGCCATGTTCTGGACATATTATTTTTACATTTTCCTTATAATTTTTATATTCTACCATTGAATAATCATATTTATTATTATGAATGATATTTAAGTGTGAATTTGGTTTTTGTTCAAAAACTCCGTGTTTTTTACAAATTATTTTTACTTTAGTATAACTGTTTTTATATTAATTTTAAAAAATAGTTTTATTCACTCTTTAGATTATCAAAAATCATTACAAAATAAGTATTTTGTTTTTGAATTTTTATATATAAAAGAAATTAAAATGTTTATAACATTGAAACACATTAAAAAATTCGAAGATTTAAAAACACTAATAACGGATGATTCTTTAAAAAACCAAATAAGTAAAAGAAATAAAGAATTAATGGACGATGTTGAAAAATGAATTAATGGATTTTAAAAGATGGTTACAATTAATTCATAGATAAAATAATATTACAGTTATGAAGATAAAGAAAGTTGGTGAATTAAATGAAGGATTGAGAGTTAATCCTAAAATTATAATGTTGCGAGGCGAATATGATCTTGATGAAGTTTTAAACGAATTACAATCATTGTATGATGAAGAAAATGAAATTGGCATTCCAGGTACTTTATTCACATTAGATATTGAATCTGAACTATTTTTCTTAATGAGAGATTTAAGAAATTGGAGAAAAGATGGCTGGAAAGGAATTAGAGGTTACGGATTAGAATGGATACCACTTTCAGAATCTCCAAAAAAATAGATTTTTAAAATTAATATATAAATAAAAAAATAATTTAAATAAAAAATGAAACTAGCAAGGTTTGACACATTGAATATTAACGAAGCAGCAAAAAAAGCTGAAGTGGTTGAATTGGAAAAGAAAGTAATGGAATTTCTTAAAGATGAATTATCTAAACAAAAAATGAATAGATACGAAATGATTAAAAAGGTCGAAGCTAAATTCGAAGAAAAGGGTATTGATAAAATATCAAGAAAAGTTGCTGATAATTTAGCTCATGATCCTTTATTAACAAAGTTAAAAGTTGAAAGAGAAACTTTTATCAAGAATAAAGAAAATAGTACCTACTATTTTATTGGCGATAAAGCAAAAGATCCTGCCGATGCTGAAAAATTTGTTAAAAAAGAAAGACCTGTGCCTGGTCCAAAAGAAAAGAAAGAGAAAAGAATAAAAAGTTTTTCTGAATATAAAACTGGTGAAAAAGGTGCTGGTTTAGCAAAATGGCGTGAAGAACAAAAGAAAAAGAAAGCTGGTGAGAAAAAATCAAAAGCCGAAGAAGAACTAGACAAAAAGAAAAACGAATCTCGTAGATACTAAAAAATAAACCCACTAGTGGGTTTTTTTTATTTTATAACTTCAATTCTTTTATTGCATTAGTGAACCACCTTGGTAATAATTTAGAATTATATTTAAGTACATTTGAGAAATTAGAATCTAAAATATATGTTGTAGCATAATCATCATGGCTTCTTATTGAACGACCATAAGATTGTATCAAATCACAAATTGTTTTCCAAATATACCATTCTGGTTTTGTTTTTTGTCGTTGTTTAATCTTTTCTGAACCGAGAAACGGATATGGAATTTTTTGTATGATTTGAAATCTTGATAAATCATCTTTTAAATCAACTCCACTAATCATCGAAGGCGAAACTATTACAGAAGGATAATCAGCATTAATATGTTTTTCTAACATTTCGTCTCTATTTTCTGGTGTATGAAATATTAGTCTTTTATCCATTAAATTTTTTTGAATATATTCTAAATTTTCATAATTAGTGGTATGAATTATGCCTTTTTCATTTTGGTGTTTTTTTAATATTTTTTTAAAATATTCTAATTGTTTTTTTAATGTTTCTTCTTTTTCTTTCATAGACATACTACCAATTTTTAAATAATAAATTGGTCTACGATTTAGAGGGAATGTCGAAGGCACATCAAAATATGTTGTTAATTCTGGTTCTAATCCATTTATATAAGAAAACATGTTTTTATCAAGAATTGATCCAGACATAAAAAGTATAAAATCATATTTGTCGAATACTTTTTCTTTTATATAATCATTACCCCATACTGGTTTTGATTCTAAAAGTAATCCTGAAAACATTTTATCATTAGTTTTTGTTATATCCAAAATCCAATTATCTGGTTTTTTTTCAAATTCCTGTACAAAATATTTAAATTTCATTAATTGAGATTCGCAATGAGATTTATATTGTGAATATTCTTGTCTTAATTTTGGAGTAGCATTTTTAAGCATATCCTCTAACCATGTATATTTATCGGTCACATCTTGACTAAATTGATGTTTAATAAATCCAACAAAATCACTAACTTTTTTTATTCTCATCAAAGTTCTATCATAATCTTCTATTTCTTTCATATTAAATCCGTACTTTTTTAATGATCGAGCCGATATAGAAGTTGTTATGAAATCGCAAAACACCTCTTCGAATGAATGTGATTCATCTATAATAAGAACATGTGAATCACGACCTTCTAATATTTTTCTTACATAAATAGCGATAGTATTAAATAAATGAAAATTTGTCAAACCTATTTCTGAACATTGCCAATTTTTTTTAGCTTTATCATATGGACATTCTGTGTCACAGTGAGGACCAAGAACTTTACAAATTTCCCAACCTTTTGAGCAATCACTATCATGGGGATCACATATATAATTTCCACGACCTTCATAATTTTTTATGAATGGAAATTCATTTATATATTGTTTCTGAAGAATTTTTGAATTTGTAAGAATATCAAATTTTGCATTTTCATTAATATAATTTCTATAATAATTCGCAAACATCATTACTAAATAAGATTTGCCAATACCTGTTGGTAAATTTAACATTGCATATCTTTTACCATTATTTATACTTTCTTTTAAAAAATTTAATGCTGCTATCTGTTCTTGCCTTGGTTTAAGTTTTAAAGGAAAATGAATATTTAATTTATCATTTATTTTTATCATTAATTTTTTTATTTCTTATAGTTTATTTTCTTTTTTTGGTTTTCATGTGTGAACAAATTTCTTCTAACCATTTATTTTTTAAAGCTGAACTATAAGAACCATTAGATTTTTTTCTAAAATCTGTTCTGTTATTATATTTTAATGATTCTTCCTTGCATTTTCTTTTGTCCATTTTAAAATATTACCAATTTTTATAAATTAAATAAGATGCTTGTGTATTTTTTATTAGATTTTTAAAAATTGAATTTTAATATATAAATTAAAAAATAATTAAGGTATGGATATTTCAACATATTTTGAACAAATACAAGAATATATAAAGAATAATCTTAATACACCATCAGAAATTAATGATGTTATTAAGGAACTTAATAAAGATAATATTATGCCTATAGTAAACCAAGATTTTAATAATGGCGTATCTATAGAAGAATGTGGTGAAAAATTATTAAAATCTTTAAATATAAGAATTTTGGATGATAAAACAGATTCAGACCATATTAATGGAGATAGAGTTTTAAATAAGATGGAGAGAAAGGTGTTGAAATATTCTGAATTTGTTAATGAAGCCAAACATTATACTACACAAGAAAATTTTATGGATAATGTAATAACAAAATTGGCTGATATTGATCCATTCATATGAAAGAAGGTGATGATATTAAAATAATTTTTGATGAAGTATCAGATTTAAAAAAAGGTAGAAAAAGATTAGAAGAAGACCTTGGATTTAAATGCTATACACCTGATTCGACAACATTAATAGTATCTATATAAAAAAATAAAAACATTATGAAAAACTTAAATAAATATATTGAATTTGTTAATGAAGTTTCAATTAGTAAAAAACCAAATCAAATTAGAGTAGGTGGTATTTTATATGCAAAAGAAGGTGATATAATTTTTTCACCAGAAGTTTTAGAATATGAAATAGTAGATATAGGTAATAATTGGGTAGCACTAAAAGAGAGATTTGGTAAAAAGCCGATGGTAAGAAGATTTCCAATAGAAGAATTGAAAAATTGGAAGCATTCAAATATGAAAAAAGAAACACCTGATTGGAAACCAGGTCAAAAATATTCAATTAATGTATTACATGAAAAAGAAGCTGTAAGAGATGAAAATACAATAAAACAATTTATAGAATATAATAATATTAATCCACTTGTTTTTGATGTTTGGAAATATGCTAGAAATAATTGGAATTTATATCCAGAAAAAATATCAACTAGTGCAATGAGATATGGTGGACGTTTTGATACTGTTGTAGAAATTGAATTCGATGATAAAAATTCGGAATTAGTTTTATGGCATATAGAATTAATTTGGAATTCGGCATCACACACTTTTAATAATAAACTTATTGGTACTGGTAAATTTTCTTATCTATCATTTAGTCAGATGATGGATAATGGAAAAAGAGGTCCATCCGTTATAAAACCTAATCCTTTATACAAACCTTAATATGGAAAACACAGAACTATCTGGCAAACATGCATTTGACATTTTCCTTGATGTTATTGATGATTTTGAGTTATTATTTATAAAGCAAGATTATTATAATACAGGCAATTATAGTTATTTTTTCACTACTGAAAGATTGACAAAGAATCAAGAAATTATAGATGTTCTTAGAAGAAAGAATTCTTTGAAAATTGCTTACATGACTTTGGGTTCATTAAAGAATATGAGATTATCATTTTTCTTTGGTGTTAAAGATTATACAGTTTTTTATGGATTTTATAATGAAACAAATAGATATGTTTATAAAGTTGGAAAATTTAGAACAACAAATAATGATTTTAGAAAATTACTATACAAAAAGAAATGTATGAAAACTATCCGTTCAGTAATAGAAAATAGTAATTTAAAGAACTTAAAACAATTGCAAATAATAAAGGTAGATTTTCATACAATATTTGATAATAAAGAAAAAGATGTTGAAATACTTGATGAATACAGAGTAAAATCAACATATTCTATTGATATATTTAAACAAGAAGATAGAGATGAAGAAAAATTAAGAATATTCACAACTCAATGGTCAAGAAATTTCTCATGGTCAGATAAATGCTATTATTATGTCAGATTAACAGACAAATATGCACACTTTTATATAAAATTAAAGTCACAAATACAATAGTGACCATTAATTTGTTACAAAAAAGGTGCAAGATCATGATACCCTATTAACATATATTAATTTTATCCTTTTAGATGTCTATATTTTATATATAGGATAAAATATATTTTTATCTTTATGGCACAAAAAAATAGTTTCATTTCTTTACTGGAAAAGATTGCTCAGTTAAATAAAAACAATGTTGAAGTTTTAACAAAACTTAATGATGTTGTTGGTTCAAATAAAAGTAGTGTTATTGTAAACTATCAAGAAGAAGATGGTAGAATTTCAAAATTTCAATTACCAACTGTAGGTTGGTTACAAAAACAAATTGACACCGCCAATTCTAATATAAAAAAATTAACAGGTTTGGAAGGTGATAATTCTGTTATTATACTTGATGATAATACAAGTCGTAAAATAAAATCAGTTGATTTAAGTAGAGAACCAAATCAAATTTCTAATTTAAATCTTGTTACAGATTTTTCACAAAGCAATAACTGGTTTTTTGAAGGATTGATTAATCCAACTCTTAATATACAGTTAGATTTAACAGGTAAGATAGAAGATAGTGTTACTAAAGTTTTGTCAAGAAGATATATTTTAAAATTTGAAAAAAATGAAGATGGTACATTAACAACAAATGGACAGAATTCATTGACATCATTTGAGCAAACTTTCTTAAATAGAAATGATTTTACTATTGAACAATTTCAAACTTGGTTAAATAACCCTACAAACGTTGGTATACTTAATAAAGAAGATGAAAATTTATATAAAGATGAAGAATATTTTGATTTAAATTATAAACTTGTCAACTATAAAGGTTATTTTAATGTGCTTAAGATGGAGAATGATGCACTAAATAATAAAATTTGGTATCATTTAAATACATTAATATATTATGATAGAAATGCAAATACAAGAACTTTGGCGGTTGGTGATTTATTGTCTGTTACAGTTAAAAATTCATATACACTTTATAAAATATTAGAAATTAGTACTGCTTCATCGTTGTTTAGAGTAACTGTTGAAAGAGTACAAGGTTATGACCCAATTCCTATTGGAGTTGGTGTTTTAGAGTACTATTCTAATTTAGAAAGTGATACTAAAGTAAAAATAACCATCGGATTTGATGAATATAATGCAATATTCTTAAAACCAGTGAATACAGACAATAATGTTATTTGTGCTAGTTGGTCAAGAGGTATGGCTTTTTATAGTAATGATTTGGTTTTAGACACAGATAATAATGTAGGAATGCCAGATTTTTATTTGAATTATGTATATGATTATGGTGCAATCCTTAAAGATATGGTTGCAAAGAAAATTCCATCACAATATGGTGATAAACCAAATAAACCAGTTTTGGTTTCTGATAATTTTAAAGTTGTTCAAATAAACAAACACTTAACAGATACAAAGGATTATAAAACTTTGAAGAAGTTACATGCTCAGAAAAATTCAACAAAATCAAAATTATCAGAGATAGATGATGCTATCACACAAAAGAATGTAGAATTAAATACAAAAATTTTTAAATCTGTTGCTGAAAAATCAAGGTCTCAAAATGAATTAAATAAATTAGTTCAACAACAAGAAAGTGCAACTAAGTTATATTCATCTTATGTAAGTCAAATTACAAATAGTAGAGTAGAAGCAACCGCAGATCCAAAATTCAGAGTTAGAGGTTTCTGGGATTTACCAGATCCTATAATTAAATCTGGTTATAGACCACAAGAAGTTATTGGATTTGAAATTCAATATCGTTATGGTTCAAAATTAGGAACAGATAACACAACTGATGGTTTTGAAATGAAGAAAAATGTTACAAATTTTACTTCATTAACAAGTAATAATCAACAATTTACAATAAAAACTGCTTACTTTTCACAATGGTCTTCCATTAAAACTGATATTAGAAAAAGAAGTTATGATAACACTACTGGTAAATGGTATTGGGATATTGAAGATGTATCTAATGCAGATACTCCAAATATTAATCAATTAGATTTATCAATTCAAAGAAATGAAAAGATTGATGTAAGAATAAGAAGTATTTCTGAAGTTGGTTATCCTGATTCACCTTTATACTCTGATTGGAGTGATATTTTAACAGTAGAATTCCCAGATAATTTAAATGAAGTTTTGGGTGAAAATGCTTTCATTTTACAAGATGCAACAAGAGAAGAAATGAGAGTATCTTTTGAAAACGAACTTTCTTCAAAAGGTGTATTGAAGCATGTTGGTGATTCATTTTATGTAAATGAACAATATTTTGCACATAATGATAAAAATATTGCAACATCTTTTAAAGACACATTCGGTAATACTATGTCGTTATTTGATTATCTTAAACAAATGAATGATAAAATAACATCACTAGAAGAAGCTATTAAGAGAGCTAAGGGTGAAATTAAAGTTACTTTATTCAAAGGAACAGAAGAAACAGAAATTATAAATGGTTCTGTTGTTAATATTGTAGTTAATTGCGAAGATTACATGATTTCTACCACAGGTAATATCGGTGGTGTTGGTGGTTATTCTACAAAATCTTTCCAAAACAATGTATATATGATTCAAGATTACTACTTACAAATGGAAAATATTTCAAAAGAAAATGATTTAGGTTTGTTAAGCACAGCAGATAGTATGACTGGAGAAATAACAAATGTTGGAATGAGTTGTGCATCATTTATTAGTAGTGATGGTAAATTATATACTCAAAGAGCTAATCAATATGTTTGGATTTATAACACAGCGACAATAGATGGAAGTCAAACAACTTTATATGATGGTTCTGGTAGAACTACATTTAATAATTCACTTGCTACAGACCATAAAAATATTAGTGGTTTATTAACTTCTGCATTGTTAAGTATAGACGCTAATTACAATATTTGGGATTCCCTAGGGTCTAACACTACAAATAAATTTGGTGCTACAATTCACCCATATGTTGAATATACAAATAGTAATCAATCAAATACGCTTGTAGATAAAAATAATCAAGGAATTCATATAATATCACCACAAGACACAGAAAAATTACCATTACAAATATATTTTAAACCAGATATGTATACTGGTAATACTTGGATAGCTTTAGCATCTGAAACTCCTGCAATATTAAAGAAAACTATTAAGTTTCATATTGAAGAAGAATCAAGGTCAAGACCATTTGAATTTACAATTATATTCAAATTGATTAGACATAGACAGTTTGCTATACCATCACAACAATATTCACAGACAATAAATACAAATACACAATAAGATGAATTATATTGTAAATAATAGTTTTCAATTAATAAGGACAAACCCTTCTTTAACGACAAACTTTCAAATAGTTGTTGATTCAGAGTATAAATTATATTTAGAAAGTATAAATTCTCATAAGTTCTTAGCTGATGATAAGTATAAACATTTTTCAATGACAAAATATACCTATCTAGAAGATAAGGTTGCAGAATTTTATAAGTCTTTGCCAATAAACATAGCCTTTAATGTTAAATTTGATTCAGATGATGATATAGTCTATAATTCATATGAAAATCAATATGATACTACTTATTGGGCTGGTGCAATGAAGGTAAAAGAGAATGAATTTTATAAAGAAGAATATGAATATTTTGCACCATTATATGTAACAAAAAATGAATTACCAGAATGTTTTGTTATTTTGAGAGTAGATGAGCCGTCAACATACACTTTGTCAGAAGAAGATCATAAATTATCAAACACAAGTAAAGATAATTTTAGAGATGAAATTATTAATAAATGGAAATGTGTTACATTATTTGATATGACTTTAACAAGTGATTTTGGTTATTGGTTAGATCAAAATTACATATCAAATCCAAGATTTCCAAAAGCACCATTAGAACTAGATACTAAAAAATATAATCTAACAAGATGGTATGGAATAGATTACTTTACAGGTGTTTATACAAGTAAAAGTATGTATCTTGATGATAAATTAAAATATGAAAATCCGCATTTTAAATTGGAAGAATTTATCACCGAAGGATATAAAAATAACGAATTGATATTCCCAAATATTGCTAATTTCAAATTTTTATTCGATGATACACCAGCAAGTCCATTTGAACTTAAAAAATATTCAATTAACAGATATTATGGATTTTATGCTGATTTACAATTAGTTAAAACTTTAACTCCTTATAGAGCAACAAAACTCAAAAGTGGTTTAAAGATTGAAAATAATATTTTCATGGATGAAGATCAGATAAGTGGAAGCACAATGCCTTTTGATATTGATTCGTGGGATGATAAAAAGAATTATTATGTTTACGCTATTGATAATCTTTATAAAGTTATTAAAATTTATGAAAACCGTGAATGGCATTATAAAATAATATCAGACCAAAATATATTAATATCTGATATAACAAGAGATAATGAAATTGATATATTCTTCGAAGACTTAGGTAATAAAAATTATTATAATTATTTGAGGTCTAGAACTGTAATGACAAATTATATTGATAGTTTAATTCAAACTGATGGTATTACAGATTTATATGCAGATTTGTATTTGATAAAGATAGATGGTAAATATCATGTCTTAGAGTGTGAATTAAATGAATATGATGGTTTATTAGAACATTATATAAGAACAGATTATGCAATAGAGTGTGATGATAACACATTACAATATTGGTTAGTAAATCAAACTGATTCGACATATTCAAAAACAGTTCAAGTAGAAGATACAATAAACGAAAAAGAACCAATAACATTTCCAGTTTATAGAGTAAAATTCAGAGAAATAAAAGATTTTGATTTTAATAGAATTGATTCTGGTTTTGCTAATTTTGACTTCCATAGAAAAGACCAATATATAGATACTACGGAGCATAAATTATATGCGGTTGAACATCGTGATGCATCAGAATCCACGGTTTTTAAAACATACGATAAAGATAACATTCTTTCTGACAAAATAATGAATGTGTCTTCAGAATATGTTGCAACTGATGAACTATATGAATTAACAAAAAATGGTCTTACAAATATTTGGAGAAAAAATCAAAATGTTTGCAAGTGGGCATATGTCAATTCTTTATCTCATTCAGATTATCCATACAAACTTAACAATAGTAATAAAGTTGGTTCTGTTTTTAATAGAACTACCGATGTTATTACTAGACAATCAAATGTTCTAACAAAAACGCATGATTATTTTTATAAAATAGGTGATTTTTATTCAACAGAAGAATCGAATAATCAAATATCTTGTAATATAGAGTATTATGATAATCAATCTGTTTCTATACAAACATCTTCTTTGGAAACAAATTATTTTGATTTAGACAAATATATAGAAAGTGAATTTGATTACTTTGATTACTTTTTCAGAAATATTCGATATATAAATTCGAATGAAGAATATGTTCAAACCGCACATTATTCTATTATCAATAATGGTGATTCACACATTCAATCATCAACATTATTTAAAGGTATTAAATATAACATATTTAAAGTTTCAAATGTAATAAGAGATAAAACTACGGGTTATATTAATCAGTTTATTGTAGATAATTCTACAAACTATAATGGATATAAATTTTCTATCATATTGAATGAAAAATATACAGGTTACACAAATAAACTATTATCAGATTATGAAGATTTGTTACCTTTGGATAAAGTATATTCATCAAACAATATTTTAGGTGATGATAATGGTATTCATATTTTTGTTAATGATAAATATAAAAATATTTTAATTATAGTAAATGTTAATTTTAAACAACCAACAAATAATGAAATATTGACATTAAATAACATATCACACTTTGATCAAAGAGAAGGTTTATATATGAATACGACCAAATCTGGAACAACAGCCTTTTCTGATTATGATAATAATTTACTTGTTGCTTATAATTTTATAGTATCATTGAACAATCTGAATGATAAAGGAACATTTGATTATTATGTATCTTTCTATTATATTAATGAGGATGCAGAATTTGGTTTTTGTGAAATAAATCCTGGTGTTCAAAGTAATGTTTATCCTTTACGTGATATTTCAACTTGGGGAAAAGATTTTCCACCTATAAAAATAGAATGTGAGACACCAGATTCATTAACAACAAAGAAAAATTCTTACAATGCTGCTGCGATAAAAGGACCTAAATTTAATGTTTATGATAAGTATAAAACAGATTTTACAGAAGTAATTTATGATAAATCTTTTATAAAAGAACCATTATCAAGGGTTATAGAATTGAATGAAGCTGAGAAAAAACCTATACCAGAATTTAAATCAACACCAGAGTATGAAAATACTATTTATAGATATAATGGTCCTTATGAACCAATATTCAAAAACATAGAACTATTTTCACCAATATCTTATAATATTATAACTGGTGGATATTTTACACAAAATAAATGTGGCGGATTTTTAGCTGAAATAAACAATTTAGGATTGTATGAAATATCACAATATAACACAGCAATAGAAATAAATAAATTGTACGCCACATTAGACTATTATACCATAAGAATGTCTGAAATAACAGAAGAATTGAATGATGCATATATTGATGATGATACCGATGTTATCAATAAACTACTAAGTCAACAATTATTCTATTCTGGTTTGTCATATCATGTTCAAAATCAGATAAATGTTCTCAGTGGTTCAACGAGTGGAATTTTAGGTGGCGGTGATGGGTTTACTTGGATGTTTAGAGATAAAGCTCTTGGTCTTTGTGATGGAAACTATGCAAGTTGTGATATTTTAATGACACCGACTGATCCTGATCCTACTAAATCAGAATCAAATACATTAGAAATAAATACATTTAATTTTAATATTCCATTAGATTCTACAATAAATGGTATAACTGTTAATATAAGAAAAAGAGCAAATCTTGGTGTTGGTGCTTCGACATTTAGTACTTATAGTACAATATCAGATAATCATATAGTTTTGGTTAAACCAGATGGTACATCAGGATTAAATTATGCAATATTGCCATTAGATTCTACAATGACAAATACTGGTAATAATTTTGCATACTGGAGTACAGCTTCAACATCAGTTTCTTATGGTGGAGATAGTGATTTGTGGGGATTATCATTAACGCCACAAGAATTAAATGATAATAACTTTGGAATAAGTGTAAAAATAAATTCTTATAAACGATCATTAGGAACTCTTGTTAATATAGGATATATAGATTGTGTTTGTATAACAGTTCATTATACAATTAATAGTATTGAAACTGGTCTAACATATGTGTCAAGCACAGAAGCTAATACTATATTTGATACTTCATTATATGAATTTGGGGAAGTTAGTGAATTAATGTATTCAAAAGTTAATGAAACCGAAAACATTTTAAAAATACAAAACACAGAAGAAGACAGATCAATATATCCAATGATAGACGAATTTGGCTATTCATATGATAAAAGATTTATATTCAAATCTTCTTGGGATTCAGATTATTATACAAGAACAAAAAATGAAATAAGTTAAGATGAAAGAGACTTTAATACTTAAAAAGTTTGTAAAAGAAAATGTTAATGGTACTTTTAATTTATTGGAAGAGAATTCGTTTTTTGGTTCTAAGATAATGGAATTAGAAGATGAAGTCATTGTTGATGATAAAAGTATTCAATATTTTCAATATTATTATACATCAACAGATCCAAACGACACAACTGGTCAAACATTAATGAAAAATAATGGTTATCAATATTACAATCTTAATTCAATGTATGAGACATTTTTCATATTAGATTCTGTTGACTTAAAATATCAAAATCATACTATCAGAAAAGCAACTCAAACAACAAGAGATGAAAAATATAACACAAAATGGTTCATTGATGTTGATATTAAACAAATTTTAAGAAATTATCTTTTTGCAAAAATAAAAGAAAGAAGAACTTTTAAGTGTATAACATATGATAAATTTATAAATAATGATATTAACACATCAATTTATAATTATATAGATTTGAATTTATTAGACAGATTTGCATTTGATTACATCGATTTTTATATTAAATATATTGATATTAAAAACAATACTATATGGAGTAATTCTACATTAAAGCAATTTGACCCACAATTCAGAAGTGATATTGAATTGGTAGCAAATAAAAATACTAGTGCTAATGTTGAAATATCAAATTTTATAGATCCTTTGGCTAATTTAAAGATTAATTATTTTCAAACTAAACCTTCAACTGATTATAAGTTTGATTATTATTTTAATATTTATTTCAAGAAAATTTAAATGATTTCTATTTGTTTCTCAATTTCTGAGATTAAATTACCTGGTATTTTACCATGTGTCCATTCACCGTTGACACCATCTTCATCAACCCAAAATAACATACATTCCTCATCTTTTATTTTTTCTAATTGTTCTTCTGAAAAATAAAACTTTTCACCAGTTTTTAATAAAATTGCATGGTTTTTATTTTGTAATTTTTCGTTGAATTTTTGTCAAGTGAGAATTTTCATATTAATATAAAATAACAAAACTATTTTGTTAATTTATAATATAAAACAAAAAATATCCGATTTAAATGAGTGAAGAAAAAATCGATTTTGAAAAAATATTAGAAAAGTTGGAGACTGATTTAATTACAAAACAAAAAAGTTGGAATATAATAATAGAAAACTTATCAAGAAAGATAACTTGTGAACTTAAAAAAACTATAGATTTGTCAGCAGAAGCTACTTCACAAAGACAACTTCTAATAGATGAAAGAACAAATTGGTTATACAAAATGTATAAAGATTTGCCAAAATTAAAACAAATGAGAAAAAAACATTTTGAATGGTATTCTACTAAATATCCCATTAAACTAAATGGTACTGAAAAAACAAAACTCATTGAAGCTGACATGGCTTATTATGAAGCAAAAATGGAATATATTCAAAATTATATAAATTTCTTAACAGAATCAATAAAAAGTGTTGACCAAATATTATATGCAGTCAAAAATAAAATTGATTTATATAATGCAACTGGTTTAGACTAAACTTGTTATGAAGAAATAGTTTCTTAGGCTACTTTAGTTAGATACGGAAACTCAAAATGTTATTTTAAGGCTTTGAAATTTGAAATTAGCAAAGATCGTAGTAAATTCATATTAAAAGAATCTACAAGAGAGGAGTTCAATAATTTGAAAAATTGGTTGTCACCTTATGTAAAAGGATATCGTTTCATGCCAAGATTTAAATTAACAAAATGGAATGGAAAATTTGAATATATGACTGATACGGGTATAATTGATTTTGGTTTATGGCAAGAATGTTATAATTGCTGTAAAGAATATGGTTATCCATTTGTTGTTCTTAATAAAGAACAATTCCCAAGAGACAATAAAATAACATTAGAAGATGTATCTAATTTTTGTGATGATTTCTTTAAAGACCATAAATTAAAAGGCGAAGATTTTAAACCATATTCGCATCAAATTAATGCGGCATATAGAATGTTAAAGCACAGATACGGAACAGTAGAGGTCGCAACATCTGGTGGTAAATCGTTAATATTTTCTATTATGGTTTTCTATATTTTAAAAAGAAGACCAGATACAAAAATTTTACTTATAGTTCCTTCAATATCACTTGTAACACAATTCTATGATGATATGATAGATTATAATTTAGGATTTGGTAAAGAAAATAAAAATCCTTTAGAAATAAACATACAAGAGATTATGTCAGACAAACCAAGAAAGGTTCGTGATGGCAAAGAACCAAATATTTATATAGGTACATATCAATCGTTGATAAATTATGGTACAGCTGAGTTAGAACCTAATTTCTTTAAACAATTTAATGTTGTTATGGTTGATGAGTGTTTACATCCAGAAACAAAAATAACGATGTTTGATGGTAGTAAAAAAATGATAAAAGAATTAATTATTGGTGATAAAATAATATCTTTTAATGAAGAAACCAAAAACAAAGAAATTACAGAAGTTGAATATGTGTATAAAAATTTATCACAAGGACAACAGATGTATGAATTAGAAATGGAAAATGGTGATATTATTAAAATCACAGGAAATCACGAAGTACTATTAAAAAATTATTTATGGAAAAGAGTTGATGAACTTTTAGAAAAAGATGATATTTTAGATTTTAATATATAGATATAAAAAACAAAGGCTATGACTAAAATAACAATTTGTCCAAAATGTGAATCAAAGATAGTAACAAGTTGGTATGAAAAAAATAATTTAAGATATAAATGTTTATCTTGTAATAAAATGTTTAATATTAATACAAAAAAAGAAAGAATATTAATAGAAAGTGACTATTTAATAGTGGATAAGAATAGTGATAAAGATGTAAAAGAAAAAATATTTAATTTTCTTTTTTGTGACTTAAAATCAAAAAATAAATTTTTAAATAGAAAAAATATAGATGAAAGTTTAAAAAAATGGTTAGATATAAATTATATTAAAATTGAAGGTGTAGAACAAACAGTAGAAGAAATATATTTTCTATTATCGAATATTAGTGAGAAAGATAGAAAATGTAAAATATGTGGAAAAACAACAAAATTTATAGGTATAAGGAGTAGAAATGTATATAATCATTTTTGTTCTGATAAATGTTTATTTGAATATAGATCAAAAAAACAAATTGATAATAATAGTGTTTATAAAATAAAAAATAAAAAAAAATGGAAAGAAAAAATTTCGATATCTATAAAAGAACGCATAATTAATGGAACTTTTACACCTTGTGTAACTAATAGTTGGTGTCATTCGAGAATAGAAACATTGATCAACGATAAGATAATAAAACATAGAAGTTCTTGGGAATCTTTTTTTCATATTGTAAATCCTGAATTGTTATATGAAAAAATCAGAATACCATATTTTTATGAAAATAAAAAACATATTTATATTATAGATTTTTTAGATGTTGTTAATAAAATTTTATATGAAATAAAACCTAGAAGCGAAAAAACAAAATTAAAAAACAAAATTAAAAGAGAATATGCTATTAAATGGTCTGTTGAAAATGATTATAAATATGTAATAATTGAAGATGAGTGGTTTAAGAAAAATTATAACAAAGAATTATTAAATAATCAAATAAATAAAGAAAAATTAATTAAAAATTTAAGACAATTTGATGAAAATAAAAACAATAAAAAAAATAAATTATAATGGTGAAGTTTATAATTTAAGAGTTAAGAATGGACGTAATATTAAAAACAACTATTTTGCAAATGATATATGTGTAAGTAATTGTCATACTGCGAAAGCGCAAACTCTACAATCTATAATGAAGAAAACTTTTGGTTTCGCACATTATAGACTTGGTATGTCAGGTACATATCCATTAGAAGGAACATCTGAATGGATGGCTATTGAATCTGTTACTGGACCTAAATTAATCGCAGTTAAAGCAAAAGAACTTATGTCAAAAGGTCTAATTTCAAATGTAAAAGTTAAATGTTTAATATTACAATATGATGATTCGTCTTTTGCTGAAAGTGTTTATACAATTAAGAAATATGGTAATGGTAAAAGAGCCTATGAATTAGAAAAAGAATATGCTCAAAATTCAGACAAAAGAAAAATATTTTTAAGTAAATTAGTTGGTAAATTCAAAAACAATTCACTTGTACTTTTTCATAACATAGATTATGGCACAACGTTATATAATTATTTTAGGTCAAATGTTCTTGATAAAGACTTCTATTATATCGATGGTCAAACAACATCTGAAAAAAGAGAATATATCAAAAAACAAATGGAAATAACTGATGGCAGACCTAAAATATTAGTCGCATCTTTTGGTACTCTTTCTACTGGTGTTAGTATAAAAGCTTTGAAAAATATAATATTTGCAGATTCGTTTAAGTCTGCTCGTATTGTATTACAATCTATTGGTCGTGCTTTAAGATTGCACAAAGATAAAGAAGGTGATAAAGCTGTTATATTTGATATAGTTGACCAGTTTCACAGTTCTTATAAAACCATTTTATATAATCATTATATCTCAAGAAAAAAAGATTTATATATACCTCAAGAATATCCATTTGATGAAATTAAAGTAATTATTTAATACTTATTCTAATAAATTTACATTTAAGAAAATCTATAATATCTTGTTGTCTAATACGATCTTTTTCTTTTTGTTTTGGATTATCTTCTCTTATAAATTCTTCTGTAGTTTTTTATATTTCATTTTAAACTATTAATATTTATTCTTATATATTTTTATGTCAAGAAACAAGAATATCCATTTGATGAATTAAAAATTGTAATATATGGAAGATATAATTAAAAAAATATCATTAAGTAATTTTAATGATAGAAATATTATAGAATATTGTCCGAAATGCGGCTCAGAAAAGTTTTACAAAATACAAAAAGACATACTTGATGAAGGAACAGTAAGTGAGTATGAAATAAGGTGTATAGAATGTGACTCATATGTAAACTATTGGTATTATGGATTTTATGATAATGAAATAACAGAAGATTATTTAAGGATGAAAAAAATCAAAAAAAGAAAAAATAAGATAGATAGATTATGCAAGTAAAATATGATTATATAGGTTATTATAAATCTATAGCAGTTGATGAACAAGCTTGTTTTAAGAAATGGAGACCTGTTTTAGAACAACAACTTGGTGTTAATAATATCATATTTATGAAAAAAATAAGTGTTTTTGCTGAAAAGTGTAGTATTATAGAACCTATTTATGCTAGTCCACCATGGCATCCAGCATCTCCTTTAATCGATAACAAATTACCACAAATATTAGGAACATTAAGAGATGAATTTAACGATTTTATATTAAATGATCCAAGAACAAAATTAAATATAATTAATGAATATTATAATACAATAACTGGTAAAAGAGGATTGTTATTAGAACATAATATAAGAATAGAAGATGGAAAATTTTTAAATCCTAAACATCAACAAAAGATTGATAAAATCATTTGTATTTTTTTAGATAGAAAAATAGAGTGTATTTTATCACCAGAAAAACAAAAATTCTATGAAAGAGAAGATAAAATAAATAGGATTTTGAAAGGGGATTTGGTTAAATAGATATATAATAATATGAAAAAATTTATAACTTACATAAAAGAGTTATTTGAGACTAAGAATTATAAGTGGATTAAAAAATCAGAATATGGCTGGGTTGCAAAATTTGATATTTTTAATGATGAATATTTTATACATTTTGATTCGATTGGTTTTAATGCTTATAATGTGTATTTTTATTATATTGATTTAGAAAAAAATAAAGTATATAAATTGTTAAGAAATATAGATAATCGTGGATACAAAGTAATATCAAATATTAAAAACTGTATAGAAGAATTTATTGACAAAAATGATGTAGATTTTTTAGGATATTCATCCTTCGATGATGAAAGAGACAGTTTATATATGTTAATGTTACAGAATATATGTAGAAAAGATGATATTAGTTCAACAAAAGAAATAAGGGGTAAAAAATATTATTTTCTTTATAAAAAAGATATTAGTACAGAATCAAATTTATATATTAACAAATTTATAGGAAATGATGATAAATTAAAGAAATGAAAAAATTGATTCAAATAGATTATGAAGAATATATGAAATATTCTCAAACTATTGATCAATTAAGAACACAAGTTGGAAATTGTCAGCAAGAAGTTGCAAAACTCCAAAAAGAAATTGCGTTCTTAAAAGATAGTGGTGAGAACATTTTAGTTATTGTCAAAAGTCAAGACAAACCAGATGTTCATGAATATAAAACCACAGAGAAAAATATTTTAACAGATTTAGTACAAGAAAATTATAGAGTTAGAGAAAGATATGATGAATTATCAAGAAAAATAGATAACGCTGAAAATCAAAAACAATTAATTATTCTTAAATATAGAGAAATGGAGAATATTTATAAAAATCAGATAATCAAATTAGAAGAATATATTAAATACCTTGAAGATAGAGGATTTTTTGATAGAATTAAAAATAAGAAAAAGAATGTTCAAGGTATAAGCGTAGTTAGCTTTGACGAACCTATAATGCTTGAAGCTGGACCTCAAAAAACAATTTATTCCGAAGACGAAATTAAAAAACTTGAAGAAGATGCTAAAAAAGTTAAAAAACCTAGAGGTTGGCATTTTATGGAAGAATTTATTGATTCAGAAGGAAATGTATATTATAAGGGAAAATTACAACCACATTTAAAAGGTACTAAATAATTTTTTAATATATACATGAAAAATAATTATATAAATGAAAACATTTCTATTTATGAAAACATATGAGAATTTTAAAAAACCTGCACCAAAACAAGAACCAAAATTAGACTATGATGATATGATGGATTATCTTGAAAAGAAATATAATTTTGAATCAAGAGGTTTTACAGGTATACCATCAACAATGAATTACGACTCACATGCAGAATATAAAAATGCAGATGATGGTAAAAAAGCAAAACCGCCTTACATGGATTTTTGGCATTATTTAGTTGACCAAAATGATGGTTTGGGAAACGGTTCATTTATTTACATTCCAAAAGTTGTTCCTAAAGTAGATAGAACAACAGATGATAATATAGATATGTATAAGCAACTTTTAAATATGTATCCAAATGACAAAGAGATAAAGAAAAATGTAGATATTCTTATCAAACGCGAAGAGGAAGAAAAGAAAAATCCAAAAGTAGATCCTTGGAAAGGATGGAGACAACAGATTACAGATTTGATTTTCAAAGAATTTGGTGAATATAGTGATGGTGATAGTTTAAAAGTTTGGGTTGAGTGGTAATTTAGACCAACACATAACAATATATAAATAAAAATATACTTATATAATTGGCAGAAGGATATATTTATTTGTTTGAATGTGTCTCCGATAATGAGACCTCTTACAAAATAGGTTTTACAAGAAACAAAGATTTCAAAAGAAGAATTCGTGGATTACAAACAGGTAACAAAGACAAAATATCCTGTGTCGACAATTTTCAAACAAAATATGGTAGAAAAGTAGAAATTGCATTGCATAACTTTTTCTCACATAAAAGAAAAGGTGGTGAATGGTTTATTCTTGATTTAGAAGATGTTGTTTCTTTTAAATTAGCTTGTCAAAGGATTGAAGAGAACTTTGATGCATTGCAAAAATACAATAATGCTTTTATTTAAACAATTTCAAAATTTAAAAATATAATTAAAAAATAAACGGTAATTTTATGCAAATTTTAATAACTCCAGAAGACATCATTAAAAGATGTTTATTTAACAAATATAAAAAATTCGTATTAAAGGGCAAATCACATGATTACATTGACAAATGGATTCAAGAAAATAAACCTGAAGTATTATCAGAGAATGATGCTTATGTGATAGGATTATTAAAAATTGTAGAAACTGATAATATTATACATCAGTTTAATTTATACTTAGAAGACTTTTTAAAAGTAAAATCTACTATTAACAACGATAAGGTAATAATAAACAAATCCTCTTTACTAAGGGAAATAGTAGAATATAAAGACATGTTTCCTGAATCATATAAACCTAATGCAGCATATCAAAAAACAATAGATGATATGAAGAAGTATTGTGTTGATGTATATGAACAAATTGAAAAATTAGAAACATTACAAATACCTATGAGGGATGGTAAGATATATACATATGTTCTATCAGCCGAAATTAATAAAATAATAACAAGGTAAGAAAATCATAATTATCTCCAATTGTTGTTTTGATATACAGTTGTAATTAATTGTTTGGTTGCATTATCAGCAAGAATGAGATTTTGTTCATCTCTTAATATTTCCTCTTTCAATAAATTAGTTATACTATCATCTGGTATAACATCATTCAATATTCTTAAATTTGTATATTTTATATTTGAGCCCAATAATTTTAATGATTCTGTGTGTTCAAATTCTACTGGTGCAACACCGTAACTAGTACTTGCTACTAATTCAAAATCTGTACAAACATTACTTTCAATATTATCAACTCTTTTATATCCATTATATAAATAATCGTTATATTCAGTTGTACCTGAAATCGATTCTACTTTTATAAACGATGTTGGTTCTATTAATATTGATGATAGTTCGCCATTTCTTCTGTATATTGACATCCTTAATGTTTCTTGTCTTTGGTCTAAATTTATAACACCTGCATACCAAACATTTGTACTTAATTGTTTTTCCAATTTATACATATTTTCATTTAATTTAAAGAATAAACTGTCACCTCTGTAATATATTTTATAACCAGTTGTTCCTGTATCATAATTGTTTAAGAAATTGAATTCTACACCACTTCTCACAAAATATTCTTGATACATTGTATTATTTGGTCTTGAATCTTCATCATAAGCATTGTTGAAATTAAACCAAAATATAAATGACCTATTATCAGATTTTAATAATTTGTTATCCGCTTTGGTATAATCCACAGCGGTTTTATTTTTTATGGCAACATTACTTAAATTATAATATTGTTTTGATATTTTAAAACCATCCACAAGTATATCATTCTTGACAATTTTTGTTTTCGTTGATATTGTATGTCTTATCTTATCAAAAGATGTAGGATATGTTTGCAATTTATTTGCAACTTGTTTTTCTGATTCTTTATGAGAATCACCAAATAACGAATCTATAGTTGTGTTGTCAGTAAGAGCATCAATCTTATCTTGTGATTCTTTAACAAGATTACGCATATTAGTTTTCATTTCATATTTCTCCAATATAATTCTGTAATAAAGTGCAGCATTCATAATATCTTTTTTTGCTTGTGAATGTTTCACATAATATAACATATTTGCTTCACAAATGTAAAGGATATCATCTTGACTTGGTCTTTTTGAAGGACCGAAAGCTCTTTTAAATTCGTCTTTCATTATATGAACTTCAAAAGTATCAAATAGATTTAAATTGAATTGATTAATAATCATTGTTTCAATAGGAAACTTATTATCTGGTACAACAATTTTTATCTTTTTAACATCAACAATATTCGTAAGTGTATATTCATTCATATATTTATCAATACCATTTCCATCTGGATCTGTTAAATGATAATCAACAGTCCAACCCAAAACCGATGAAACTTGGTTTCCTAACATATTTGCAAAGCTTGTGATCTTTTGACTTTGTTGATAAGGATTCCAAAAATTTCCAGATGCTTGAGTATTCTCTGCATAAATCTGACTTGAAATATCTGTGTTTGTTTGATATGAACTAATACAAGATGTATAAAAATCTCTATTGGTGTTGTCTGCACCTGGAATAGGCGAAGCACTCGTTATACCATCAGATCCGTTTAACATACCTGTTAAACAATCTTCTTTAAGACCATATCTATTTGTTTTTAAATAATTTGCGGAAACATTTTGAAAATCTCCTTCTAAAATAATATCATAAATTAACAATCCTCTTGAATCTAAATTTGTTATAGCATATTCTGCTTTTGCAAATCTCAATGGATTGAGTTTTATTGTTTCTATATTTTCTTTTGTTAGTAGTTCCCATGGTGTAAAAGTTCTACCATTATCTTGTGTAAATCTGAACTTTATATCATAATTCTGGTGTGGTGCTGATAAGACACTAAAATTTGAGAGTGAAAATACTTTGTAAATATCATCTGGTGCTAAAATAACAGTATCACCTTCATTTGGTAATTGTGCTTCTGATTCATATTCACTTAAATTATATTTGCCTGTTATAAATATATTTGTTACACTTAAAACGGCAGGTGTCACCAATGCTGCCTCATCACCATCTACAGCTCTAAAGTAATACAATTGTAATTCTAAATCGCTACATGATGTGAATGTCATACCAGATAATTTTTCAATTTCGATAAGGTCTGTCCATTCATCACCATTCTTATATTTAAAATATTTCTTGAAATATACTGTACTATTTTCTCCATCACAATCATCTGTGAATGTGTCAATTGAAGTGATATTTGTCATAATATCTGTTTGAAATATTGCACCATTACCTGTAATTGTTTGTTCAGAGCCATCATCGCTTATAAAAAATACGGTGTATGTTTCGTTAAATTTCTTGCTTATGTGATATTTTAGTTCTGACATTTTAAACTAATTTTGAAAATTGATTTTAATATATATATTAAAAAGCAATTCGTATAAAATGAAAATTGAAAATAACAGTTTTTTCGGAGCAACAAAGAATATACAGATAGTCAATTCTTGTCTTGTAGCAAAAGAAGGTCCGAACATGGTTTCAAAATTTGGTTTAGGTGGTTTAAATATAAATTATGATTCTGTTCTTACTACAAAACAAACATTAAAAAGTGATTCCAGAGATACACCAATAATGTATGGTTTCTTAGGAACTAATATAACATTTTTAGCAATAATTCCAACATTTAATACATCAAGTTCATATGTTTCAAATTGTTCTGGAACAACTAACACAAATTATATTGAATATTATTTTGAAGATGAACCACTTGTACGAAGAACTTTTACAGATATTTTAATTTTATCAGGTAATGAAGATCATAGGATTCCACAAATATATTTGTATAATCCTACACCAAATACTGTAACATTAGATATTATGGCGGCTAATCTTGATGAAAATGAAATATCTACTTCACTTGTTCCAAGTTATACAGAATTGCGTGGTTTGGCTTATTCTTCAATAAGAACAGATACAATATACAATTCTCAATATACTGGTTCTACTCAATTTGAAATTTACGACATTAGTGGTAATCTTCAAATGATTATTCCTTATAATAAAATTGATATTATTCATATAGCAAATGAATTACTTACTGTATCAACACATTATGATGATAATATACAATTATATTTCTTAAGTTCATTTAATGCTTTACAAGCATTGAGTAGAATGAACTGGGCATTGGAAGGTTCAATAAGTAGATATGCTACATTTAGTTATCCTGGTTTAGATACAACTGCACCAACAGTAACTTATAAACCATATAGCATTCCACAACCAATGTCACCAACAATTCCATTTACATCTGGTGGTACAATTTCTAAAGAAGATATTATTTGGAGATTTGTAAATACTGTTATAGACTATGATAATAACGGTGTTGTAAGAGATGGTGTAATAAATAACAATGATTTAGATTTATTGATTACAAAAAATAGTACTGGTGAGCAATTTTCTGGAATTACAAGTGATGGTAGTTATTCTGTAACATTTATATCAAGAGATTTGGCAGGCAATCAGTCAACATCAACAAAACAAATAGTAGTTGATAGTACATCGCCAACAATTATATATAATAGTGGTTTAACTTCAGATACACAATATAGAATATTATTAGCAAATACAACAATGGATTTGACTGGTGATACACAAACGCCAGGAGCAATACTTAAAGATGATATTAGAAGATATTATCTAAATTATATTTGGGATGATGTAGATGGAATAATAACTAATAGTGCTATGACTGTTGCTATTACATCTGGTAATACAACATATACTAGTATAACAGCATTAGGATATTATAATCTTAATTTCAGTGTATTTGATAGTGCTGGTAATGAAGCAACAAGCTATACTTTATTAAATGTCGTTGAGAGTGTTGCACCTATAATTTATTACAATTTTACTGGTGATACATACTATATGTCAGTTGGTGCAGGATTAACATCCGCTGATATTATAACATACACTGTTAGTGCTGTAACAGATAATTATGATGGAAATATTCCTATAACAAATATTATTCTTTCAGGAACAACATTCCCAATTTCATCAGTAGATACATATTCATTAACATATACAGTTAGTGATTCATCTGGCAATGAAACAACGGACACAAAAGATTTGGTGATAACATTATAAAAAAAAGAAGTGATTATTGATGGCTAATTTCTGTATAGGAAACTTTGTACGAGACCCCTCTCCTGGTGATAGATTGATGTATATTTATAATTGTGCTGGTACGCTTGTAATGGCTATTGACCCATATACATCAACCGCTTTCCAAAAGTCAAGATATGCTTATATCATGAGAGATGGAAAAATAAATTATGATAATGTTTTAGATTTTGCATCAGACAGCGAAGCTGAACAAGCTATTGCTAGATTTGATGATGTAAAAAACTTTTTATAGATGCTGTAAATGAATCAATATCAATATCTTGGTCAAAAGTATATGATACACCTACAACATTAAGTGGTTATTCTATTTCAGATGCTTATACAAAAGATGAGATTGATGCTAATAATGCACTTGTACAATTTGGTAGAGTTACTGGTGAACCTATAGGTTTTCCAAATACAAATGATTCTTATTTATGGTTTGATAATACTGGTTTGACATTTTATATTGAACCAGCACCAAGTTATACAAGTTATACATATTACAATAAAGGTTATTTATATGTTAATTCTGGCACAAGTCATGTTGAAATTCAGCCAACAACTGGTCCTTATTATATTTATTTTACACAAGATAATATATTAACAGCTGTTACATTCTCTGATTTATCAAATGCTACACCAGTTGCTATAATTCTTTATTTTGCAGATAAAGCAGAAGGTGCTTTATTGGATGAAAGACACGGAATGGTAATGGATTGGATGACACATGAATATCTACATCATGTTAATGGTACACAAATATTTCACAAAACAGATTTTGGTATTTCTGATTACAGTTTTCAACCTACAAACCCAACAAATGCAAATAATCAACCACATATAAGTGGTGGTACAATAGCAGATGAAGATTTAATTCAAGATGTCACAGAATTGAATTCTGGAGGTCCTTATGTTATATTATATCAAAGTGGTTCAACCGGAAATTGGACATTTTTTAGAAGTGATATGCCATTTATGTACGATGATTATATTCAATATAATGACTTTAATAATCCAACATGGCAATTAACAGAACTAACAAGTGGTAAATATGTTAATGCTTATATTTGTGCAACAAACGCTTATCCACACACTACAAGTGATTTTAGATATGTTACATTTTTAGGTCAAACTGAATTTTCAACCTTATCTGACGCTGAAAGTTATACTATTAGTAATTTAAATTTAACAGGTTTGCCTTTTAGTGAAATTGCACCATTATACAAATTAACATTTTATTCTTTCAGTGGATTCACAAATAGTGGTCATTGTAGATTAGAAACCGATGTTGTAAGTTTAATTGGTTATAAAATTAATCAATCATCATTTAAACACAATCTTCTATCAAATAGAAATGATGATGGTGCTCACGAATCAACTGCTATTAGTGTTGATACAGAAAATTTCACTGATATTTTATCAACAAATGATGATACTGTACAGAAAGCATTAGTAACAATAGATTCTCACTCACACGATCTTAATAATTTACAAGATGTTATTGTAACCAATCCACAAGATGGACAAATATTATTATATTCTGGTTCTTATTGGTATAATTTTGATAATTCTTCTGAATTTGGTAGTGCTGGTTTTAGAATAAATGAAATAGATATTGATAATGGTGATGGTTCTATAACATTACCATATACTGAAGTTGTTTTAAATCAAGAATCTGATGGTAGTGGTTTATTAACAAAATATATGTTAGCGAGTGGTATAACAGGTATAGATTATCCTGCTTTACCAAATGGTTTAAGTTATGTTGTAGGTGATTATAATAGTGGTTCACCAACATACACAATAACTACTGATGCCACAATAATAAATGAACAAAATATAGTTCCTTTTGTTTCTGTTTATAGAACTGGAATATATTTGCATATATTAGAATGGAATGGTTTAGCAGATGGTTTGGTTAACAAGCTAAATGAAAGATTCATAAAAACAGATAGATTTCACAGAGAAAGTGGTTTTGAATTAGGAACATCTGGTAATACAGGAGATTCAACACATGGTGATGCAATTACATGTACAGAAGGTATTATGTGGTATGGTGGTATAAGAAGAACACAACCAGAATACAATACTGCTTCTGCAACAACTTTATTTTTATGTTATCCATCAGGAACAACTACAAATTGGATAATTGATGTAAGTACAAGTGGATTTAATAATACAAATTATTCTGATTATACTGGTTCTATTAGTGGTTTAACATTACCTCCATTGAGTGCAGGATCTTATAATGTAAACTGGGTTTATGCTGGTATTGAAGATCTATCTCACTTGTATTATATTATTGGTACAGGAGAGTATCCTTCTATAGCAGATGCACAGAATGAAAGAATTCCAACAGTTTTACCAGATTTAATATCATTTCATACAATGTTTGTTGGTCGTATTATTGGTAAACAAGGAACTAGTATGGCTCAATTAGTAACAAGCGCTTTTGATGTAACTGTTGCAACAACTGTAACAACAAGTCATAATTTATTAACAGGTCTTAATGGTGGTACAGCTAATCAATATTATCACTTAACAAATTCTCAACATAGTATATTAACTGATGGTAGCGATGCAAGTTCATTACACAATCATGATACACAATATTCTGGCTGGATTTCAGCCGTAACTTTAGGTGCAGCAAATGCTTTGACTGCTCATACAGATTTAATTAATCCTCATGGAACATATTTCTCTGCATTAACATATACTGCACACACTCATGTATGGAGTAATGATATTATAAGTAAACCAACAACAATATCAGGTTATGGTATTACAGATGCTTATACAAAAACTGAAACGGATGTTAATTTTGTTTCTGCTACAACATTTGCAAACCATGTACAAAACTTTAACTCACACACTGCAGATACAAGTAACCCACATAATGTTACAGCGGCTCAGATAAGTGCATATACCTATATACAAGCAAATGCTAATTTTGTTTCTGCTATAACATTTGCAAGTCATACAGCTGATACTAGTAATCCTCATAATGTTACAGCGGCTCAGATAAGTGCATATACTTATACACAGTCAGATAATACTTTTGCAACAATAATTAATTTAAATTCACATACCGCTGACACTTCTATTCATTTTACAAAAAATAGTATAACGTTAGATAATTTAGGTGATGTAAATACTGCTGGTACTTCACAAGGATATTATTTAGTTTATTCTGCTGGTACTTGGGTTGGTTTGCCAGATTCATCTGATTTTTCACCATATTGGACATCATCACAAACAAATACACAAATAAATAGTGCTGTTAGTTATCATACATCACTTGTAAATCCTCATGGAACAAGTTTTAGTGCCCTAACTTATACTGCCCATACTCATTTATGGTCTGATTTGGCAACAACTGCCCACACACATGATGATAGATATTATACTGAAACAGAAATAGATACTATATTAACAGGTTATACGCAAAAGAATTTCTTAATTGATGTTAGCGCAGTAACAAGTTACACAGCAACAACATTTGATAGTTTTGCAGTATATGATGAATTGGGTGATGTCAATATTTATATACCAGATTCTAATAGTTCTGTAACAAACAAAATAATAAGAATTTATAAATATACAGATGAACCAAATGAAGTTATCATATCAACTATTGGTGGTCAATTAATAGACAACTTTTCAGAACAAAAAATTTCTAAAAATGGTCAAGGTATAACTTTAATTTCTCATGGAACACATTGGGGAATGGCTAATACAACAAGAACTACACCATCTGTAATTTATGTACATGTTAATAGTGATGAGTTTAGAGATATATCATCTGCTGTTATTTGGGCAAATGCTAATGTTGTTTCTCCTACTATAATTTCAGTAGCGGCTGGCACATATTATATTGATGATACTATAACTATTAATAATTCAAATATTGTTGGAATAGAAGGTGATGGATATTTTGAAACAACTATTCATCCAACTATTAACTTGACAGGCAAAACAATGTTCCATATACAATCCGCATCATTGTTAAAAAACTTATTCATAGATGGTTCGAATTTAGGCACAACAGGCAATTCATATTATGGTACATCAGGAAGTATTGCTGTAGAATATGATAATACAACAAGAATTTTTTTTGACAGTTTAAGAATAAATTATGCTTACACAATGTTTCATGTGCCACAAAGAACAGAAACATTCAAATTAAATGATTGTGTGTTCTTATATTCTAGTGGTGATACTATCATATTAGATAATGGTGCTTGTGGTGTTATGGTTGGATGTTCTATTAGATATTGTGAAAGTAGTGCTATAAGATTGTTAAATTCAACATCAGCTACACCACCAACAAAAATGCTTGCACAAGCAACAAGAGTTTATGGTAGTAGTACAAGATATAATAATAAAGTTTTAACAACAGAAGGTAGTTCAGAAGCTTACTTTAGTGATTTTTATGTTCAATATTCAAGTAGTGGTTTTGAAGCTCATGATACATCAAAAATTCAATTATCTGCTTCAATAGTATTAGATGTTACAGAATATTGTTTCAATCAAGTTGATTCAACTGCATCAATAAGATTAAATTTAGTAGAATCATTATATTATCCTAACAAATTTAATATTACAAATAGCGAATTAATATCTATTATAGGTATAGATGTAGATGATTATTATATGTATGTTGGCAATGGTTCAGATTCAAATAATACAATTTTTAAATTAAATATTGGTCAAGAGGAAGACAATCCTTCGATAGATTATGGATTATGGGGAGGTTCAAAAGGTTTATTTTTTAATAATACAGATACAACATCAGTTCAGCCATCATTTTTTGCATCAACTGCGATAAATAGAAATTCACAATTAATAACAGCCACATATGGTACTGGTGCAGAATCGATGTATCAATCATTTAATCTTATTTCATATGCAACTACATACAATCCATTAATAACAGATTGGGATAAAGTAAAAATGTGGTCATTTATGAAAAATAAAAATGGATTAAATGATTTATATTTAGATTATTATATTGGACAAACAGGACAAACAACATACATTTTTACTAGCGGTGGAAGTTTTCATACAACAAATTTATATATTTCTGGTTTAACTGTAGCAAATAATGGTAATATATTAACTTGGGATTCAAATTATAAAGTTATTGATAGTGGAACAAAAATATCTGATATTTTATATTCTGCACATACTCATACAAATAAAGCCAATTTAGATGTTATAAATCAGAATTTATCAACAACTGATGATGTAACATTTGATAGTGCCAATTTAAAATCTAGTTATTTATATCTTGGTGAAGGTATAACAGGTATAACATTAAAAAGTCATACATCTTCTGGTTCAACATTATCTATTAGAAATGCTGCTGATAATAATTATGGTAATCTTGTAGTAAATGACTTGGTTGTTTTAGGTACTCAAACTGTAAATCAATCAGCAACTATTGATACCACAGGTAATACCATTACAATGTTAAAAGGTCAAACAACACCTATTCAAAATGCTTATATTACAGTAGAAAGATATTCTGGTGATACAAGTCAAGATGCTGTTGTAATGTGGGACGAAGGTAATCAAGTTTGGAAAGCTGGTTTTTATGGAAATGAAGTAAAATTAGCACTTGATACAGAAGTTGTTCATACAACTGGTGATGAGTATATTTCTGGTAATAAAACATTTAATAACAAAGTTATTTTTGGAACTGGATTAACAAACGCAGCACAATTTCAGTTTAATAAAATTAGTAATTTACAATCAAACGCAATATGCGAAGGTGCTGATGTTGCTTTCTTTGCTTCTACATCTGGTAGAACATATTTCCTTGGTAATACAGCAGCTTCAGTTTCTCTTGGTAGAATTGATGGTAGTGGGAATCCAGTAGACTATTGGTCAATATTTAATAGTGGAAACACAAACTTTGAATTAAAATATGGTTCAAATTATGAAACACACAATCACCCAACAGTATTATCATTAACTAATACTGGAAATTTAACAGTAACAGGAGTTACTACATATAGTGTTGAACCTGTTTCAGATGTATTATATTTTTCAGATAAAACTGTTAGAATAGATAAAACACATGGTTCAGTAAATATTAATAGTGATACACATCATGATTATCCAATCTTTGCTGATAATAAGCAAATAACAGCTAGTGGTATTATACAGACACCTACAACGGCATCAACCACAGCAATAAGTCCAACAAGTGCATTTACTCATATTGAATCAGATGCTAGAATTGTTGCTAATGGTCAAACAAGATATGTTGTTCGTAAATATAATGATGCTGAAATATTATTAGATGAAGAAGTCGATTGGAATGCTGGTTATGATTATGTGTATAAGAATGCTTCCTATATATTTGCTAATGGTTCTTCAGCAGACGTTAAAGGATTTTACATAAGCGAAGATGAAACAAATAGATGGGAATTATATCAATGGCATGATGAAGATGGTGAATTTTTGAATATATGGTCTGAATCATCAAAACATGATACATTTATAATATCAAGAACAGGTAGATTTGGTATAAATCCACCATTAATATATACTAATCAAAAACAACCACCTGATGTAGTATCAATATTCCCACAAGGATTTGATATGGTATTATATTATGATGGTGCAAGTTATACTGATAATACAATAATTGCGGGACAAACTTCGCAAGCATCATTTATATTCTTAACTGGAACAACAGATTATACATATGTTGGTAAATATTGCCCTTTCGATTCTATTTTATTATATACTGAAAATGAATTAACTGGTACATCATTAAAATTTGAATATTGGAATGGTTCTATTTGGATAACTATGAGCAATACTACTCATGATTTGGTTGATGGCTCAAACAATCTAACAAAACCTGGTGCTGTTTTATATACAAAAAGTAAATTAACAAATTGGACAACAACTTCAATAAATGATTCTGATGAACTATATTATATAAGAATTAGTGCAACTGCTATTACAGAACCGTCATATATGTTTATCCTTACAAATAATGGTATTAATAGATTAGGTGTATATTGTGCAAATGGTGATACAACACCATTCTTCCAAGTAGACTATTTTGGTAGAACTGCATTAGGTAATAGCTTAAGTGCTACAAGATTAGCAAGTGGTACACCTGGTGATATTGGTAGAAGTTTGGCTATTATTGATGATGAAGCATCAATGAGAGTATGGCAATATACTAGTGTTGGTACAGCAAACGATCCTATGATAGAATTTATAAAAGGTAATTCTGATACTATTACTAATAATTTAAGATGGGATTTAAGATTAGAAAATTCTGATACTAGATATAATCAAAATGGATTAGTTCTTAGAGATACTAATTTAGATTTAGATAAAATGATTCTTGGTGGTACACTAACAGGCACTTCGTCTCTTATATTACCATTAAAAGTTTCTACAAATAACCAAACTAAAAATGGTATATTATTGGATTTATATGATATATCAGAAGACGGAACTAATACATTTAATTTTATTGATATTATAAAATCTACAACTGCTACAACAACATTAAATGGTATTAATATTTGTAGTGGTTTGACAAATGGTATTTACTCACAAAGTAAAGTGTTTATAAATCACATTAATGATTCTTTTGCTTTAGATGTTAGTGGTAGCACAAGAATGTTAAATGTTACGGCAACAACTTTCTATGGTAGTTTAGATTGGAATTATTTATATAATAAACCTACAACTGTTAGCGGTTATGGAATTGCTGATGTTTATACAAAAACTCAAAGTGATTCAAATTATTTAAGTGCTAACACAAGTTATTATACTCAATCTCAAGCAAATGATAATTTCTTAAGTGCAAATACAAGTTACTATACACAAGCACAGGCTAATGCTAATTTCTTGTCTGCATCAACAACAGCAAATCAATTGAGTGCATATACTTATACACAAGCCAATGCTAATTTCTTATCTGCTAATACAAGTTATTACACACAATCACAAGCAAATGCTAATTTCTTGTCAGCAACTACGACTGCCGCATATTTCAGTGTATATACATATAACCAAGCAAATGCTAATTTCCTAAGTGCTTCCACAACAGCAAATCAATTGAGTGCTTATACATATAGTCAAGCAAATGCTAATTTCCTTTCAGCAAATACAAGTTACTATACACAATCGCAAGCCAATGCTAATTTTGTATCAGCAACAACATTCATAGATCACACTAGTGCAACAAATCCTCATAATACCACACTACAAAGTTTGTCAGGTGTAACAATAACAACACCAGTAATATATCAAGCATTAGTTTATAATGGCGATGGTTTTTGGGTTAATAGTGCTATAACAGCTACAGTATCTTCTGTTGATTGGTCTATTATTACTAATAAGCCTACGACTTTAAGTGGATATAGTATTACAGATGCTATTTCTATATCAGGTGGAACAATTTATGGTACATTAGGAATTAATGTTGTTTCGAGAACAGCTCAATTACACATAAATTCTGGATCAACTGCAGCAAACTCTGCTCCTATTAAGCTTACTCCTGGAACATTAATGACAAATGCAGAAATTGGTGCGATAGAATATGATGGATTAAGATTTTACTATACTGATAATTCAGGTATAGGTTACAGACAAGAATTAACTCCAATAGCATATGGTTCTATGTATGAAGTAAATACTGCTGGTGGCGCGGTTATCGCTGTATCAAACTTAGGTTATACTGGTTGGGTTAATGCTACATCTAATGTTAATAGATATACTACATTCACAAATAATGTAACTGCTGATAGAATAACAATTGATTCAGGCGGTGATGGTACATATGAAATTGTAGTGACAATGTCTTCTTCTTGTTCTAATACTACACCACGATATATAATGGCTGTTTATAGAAATGGTGCAGTTGTACCTAATCTATTAACTAGATGGTCAATTACAAATACTAGTGAAATAAGAAATATATCACTAGCAGGTCAAGTTTCTGGAGTAAATGGTGGTGATTATTTTGATTTAAGATTCTCATCAAACAATGCCACATCAAGAAACATAACACCATATTCGATATGGTTCAATGTTAAGAGAATAGATAGATAACAAAAATCCCAACAAGAAGTTGGGATTTTTCATTTAAACTTGTTTATAAGTTGCTATAAAAACAGTACCATCTTTTGAACTTCTTATTAGTGTCAAACTTTTTGGTAAACTGTTCCTGTATTCTGGTGACATCTCACTACATATTATATTTTCATATACTTCACCTTTGTCTTTTAATATTAATGGTAATATAGATTTCTCTTTTATTGAAATTCTGTCATCTATTAGTTCATTTATAAGTTCATTTATTTTTAAATTGTTATCTGAACAATATTTTTTTAATTTTTTATGCAGATCAGAATCTATGTTTACAGTTTTTGAGTTGTTCATAATACGACTTTTTTAATTATATATTAAAATTACAATGTAAAATTAATATAAAATGAGTGTAAAACTAATGTAATTATCAAAAAATCAATTCAATTTTTAATATATAATAGAAAATTAATATCCTCAGATGGCAGTATCATACAATTATGCTTATAATAATTTTATAAGTCAAGCTACAAGTGATAGTAAATACATTAAAATTTACGATAAATATGGAAATTACAAATATACTATAGATGTAATGATAAGTTATTATTTCTACAAAGATAGATATGTTTATATAAAAGTTGAAAACGAAAATGATATAACATTAGATTTTGATAGTAGTTCAACTGCTATGTCAGCATTAGAAAAATTGAATACTGTTAAAAAAACTATTGCACAAAATGCTGCCGAAGATACAGATTATTACACAAAAACAGAATTAGATTTAGGTCAATTAGATAATAGATATTATACAAACACTGCCGTAACAAATCTTTTATCCAATTATTCTTTAACATCACACACTCATTATTTAACTGGTTTGACAGATGTTCAATTAAGTGGAATTTCAAACAATCAAGTATTAGTATATCAAAATGGTGTTTGGGTTAATAGTTCATTTACTTTTGATACAAGTGCTTTTACAAGTAATTATTATACTATTGTAGAATTAAGTTCTTCAACAAGTGATGTTTATATAAATTGGTCTCATATAATTGGTACACCAACTGATGCAAGTGGTTATGGTATTAATGATGTTTATACAACAGCACAAACATATTCAAAAAGTGAATTAAATCCTAATCCAGGTGGTCCTAGTGGCTCTGGTGTATTAGATGATAGATATTATACAAAAATGCAAACTTATACAAAAGATGAAATTGATGATAATTTCCTATCAGCAAATACTGCAATATATACTCGTTCCGAAGCCGAAAATAGTTTTTTATCAGCTAATACAAGTTATTATACAAGAAGTTATATTAATAGTAATTTTAGTCCAACATCACACACACATAACGACTACTCATTAACATCACACACACATACAAATTATTCATTGAGTTCACATACTCATGCTGATTATGCTTTAACATCACACACTCATACAAATTATTCATTAACAAGTCATACACATAATTTAAGCGATTTGACAAACACATCGCATACTCACTTATGGAGTGATTTGATAACAACTGCACATACACATGATGATAGGTATTATACAGAAAGTGAAATAAATACTTTATTAGATGAATATTCATTAACAAGTCATACACATGATAATCTTTATTATACAAAATTACAAGTTTATGACAAACCAGAAATTGATAGTTTATTAACTGCATTAACTTATAATACATCACAAAATTATTATACAAGTTCACAGACTAATGCTAATTTTTTATCTGCAAGTACTATAAATTTATTTAATAATTATAGTGTAACATCACACACTCATACTTTATCAAGTTTGAGTGGTGTAACAATAGCAACACCGCAAAATAATAATTTCTTAGTTTATTATGGTGGTGTTTGGGTAAATTCCGCTGTTTCTTTTGATACAAATAATTTTTACACAAAAACTCAATTAGATGGTGGACAATTAGATTATTTATATATTCCAATATCTGGTTCATCAAGTATTTCAGGCGATTTAATTCCAGTAGGTGATGGTGTATATTCACTTGGTTCTGCTACAAATCAATGGAAAGAATTACATGTTTCTGGTGGAACAATTTATATTGATAGTTATCCTATTACTATTGTTGATGGTCAATTAACAATAAGTGGTCAAACAATATTGACACAAAATGAAATATCTGGACAATATTCATTAACAAGTCACACACATAGTCAATATTCATTGACTGGTCACAATCATGATACATTATATTATACTAAACCACAAACATATACAAAAAGTGAAATCGATAATTCATTTTTATCTGCAAATACTTCATTTTACACTACTGCACAAACAAATGCAAACTTTTTAAGTGCTAATACAAGCTTATATACACAAGCACAAGCTAATTCTAGTTTCTTGTCAGCAAATACATCATTTTATACTACTGCTCAAACAAATGCTAATTTTAGTCCTACATCTCACACCCACGCATATTATTCTTTGACAAGCCACACTCATGCTCAATATTCACCAACATCTCACACTCACACTGATTATTCATTATCAAGTCATACCCACGCAAATTACTCCTTAACGAGTCATACACATACTGACTATTCATTAACATCACATACACATAATCAATATTCATTAACGAGTCATACTCATGATTCTTCATATTATACAAAGAGTCAAGTTTATTCAAAACCTGAAACAGACTCAAACTTCCTTAGTGCTAATACTTCATTCTATACACAATCACAAGCAAATTCAAGTTTCCTTTCTGCAAATACAAGTTATTATACACAATCACAAACAAATAGTGGTTTTTTAAGTGCTAATACAAGTTATTATACACAATCACAAGCAAATAGTGGTTTTTTATCTGCATCAACAACAGCTAATCAATTAAGTGCATATACACAAGCACAGGCAAATTCTAGTTTCTTGTCAGCGAACACTTCTTTCTATACACAAGCACAAGCAAATGGTAATTTCTTATCAGCAACAACAACCGCTGCACATTTAAGTGCATATACACAATTACAATCAAATGCAAATTTTTTAAGTGCTAATACTTCATTTTATACACAATCACAGGCAAACAGTAGTTTCTTGTCTGCTAATACATCATTTTATACAACAGCACAAACTATGACAATATTGGGATCATATTCACCAACATCTCATACTCACGCAAATTATTCATTAACAAGTCATACTCACGCTGATTATTCTTTGACAAGTCATACTCACGCAAATTATTCATTAACAAGTCATACACATGATTTTACTGGTTTAACAAATACTGCACATACTCATTTGTGGTCTGATATTACAAATACATCTCACACTCATAGTGAATATTCACCAACATCACACACACATTCTCAATATTCTATTACAAGTCATACACACGATGATAGATATTATTTGAGTTCTCAAACATATTCAACAACTGAAGTTAATAACCTATTAACAGGATATTACACAAGTGCTCAAACTAATACTATATTTTTTAATAGTGCCCAAACAAATGCACTTTATTCTCAAACAGGACACTCACATTATTTAACAGGCTTAACAGATGTTGTAGTAAGTGCAATAAGTTATGGACAAGTTTTAGTATATTCTGCTGGTACTTGGATAAACTCAGCAGTAACCTTAGATTTATCAGCATATTATACTGCATCAGAAGTTGATTTATTATTATATAATTTAACAGGTGCGACAGGAACAAGATATTTATATCAATTATTAGATGTTAATTCTGGAATAACAACTGCAAGTGCTGGAGAATCATTAGTATTTGACGGTGCATTGTGGGTTAATAGTGCTGTAACACCAGATTTATCAGCTTATTATACTAGTGCTCAAACTGATGCAATATTCTTCACAAGTGCTCAAACAGCGATATTCTCACAAACAGGACATTCCCACGCATTTAGTGCATTAACAGATGTTAGAGTTACTGGCGCAACAGATGGTCAATTCTTACAATATAGTGGAGGTTCTTGGTATCCAGTGACATCACCAACATTGGTCGGCAATTTTGTTGTAAAAAGTGGTGACACTATGACTGGTGAATTAGTATTTGATTTTATGACTGGTTTAACAACAAGAATATTACATGTTGATACTGGTGGTACTGTTAAAGAAGGTGAAGATATTATTTCTCTTTATGTAACAGATCCTACAGTTATATCATATATAACTAGTGGTGACACTTATTGGACAGGTAGAACATTTACATTTACAGGTTTAACCGCTACAACTTACGAGGGACAAAAATACATAGATGCAAATTATTTCTATGAATACTTTGGTGGAACATTTTATAGAACATATTATTCAGATAAAGACCACAATCATGATGATAGATATTATACACAATCTCAATTGTTGCCAATAAGTGGTTCTGGTGTATTAGATATTAGGTATATTACATATGATGATTTATCAGGTTTAACATTACAATCATTGGCTGATGTTTCGTTAAATGTGCCAATATTAACAAATAATAGTTTCTTAAAATGGGATTCAACATCAGGTTGGACAAATTATATTATAGATTTGACTGCTATTACTTGGAAACCTGAAGGTGTTTTAACAGGAAGAACTGTGACTGGTATTTCAGGATTAACAGGTGGTGGTACATTAGATAATGATGTTCAAATAAGACACTCAACAAAAACTGTAACCAGGTCAACTACAATTCCATCACTTTCATCTATTTTAGTAGATATGACATTTGATGCATATGGTCATCCAAATTCATATACTGTAGCAGATTTTACAGGCACTATAAAAGGAAGATTATCAGAATTAAATGATGTTATTATAACTGGACCTCAGACAGATCATTATTTATATTATAATGTTGGTACTGCAAAATGGTTAAATGGCGCATTAACTATGTCTAAAGTCAGTGGTTTAACAACAGAATTAGCAAATTATGTTAAATTAAATCCAACATCAGTTCCACAAACAATTACAGGTAATGTAATATTTGTAAATGATGTTTATCATCAGAGTAATCAATTATTCTTAGGAACTATACCACTTTCAACTGATGGTACAAATCTTTTATGGTCAGGTGTTACGGTTGGTGGTAGTCCTGCAGGAACAACAGGTAGCATTCAAATAAAATCTGGTTCAACATTTTCATACTCTACAAAATTTGATTTTGACTTTGCTAATGAAGCTATAACATTTGGTGTTAGAAGTGGCTCAACTGGTTCTGGTTCTATGGCATATGGTCATGATGTTATAGCAAGTGGTGATTATGCTTTTGCAACTGGTGTAGAAACAACAGCAAGTGGTAATTATTCTTTTGCAAGCGGTTATAGAACAATAAGTGGACAAGCTTCTCACGCCGAAGGTGCTTATACTACAGCAAGTGGTGATTATTCACACGCAGAAGGATTTGCTACAACAGCTAGTGGTTATGAATCTCATGCTGGTGGGTATGGTCATTTAGATTATAAAGTAATTGCTTTTGGTTTGGCATCATTTAATCATTCAACTAGATTAATTTCAACACCTGATGTATCAGGTGCAACTGGTGAGTATTCAGTTATATTAGGTGGTGTAAATAACTCAGCAACAGATGTAGGCTCCGTTGTTATTGGTGGTTATGAATCTAAAGCAACAGGAAAATATAATTTTGCAACTGGATATCAAACAACAGCATCAGGAACATATGGAAATAGTTCTTGCTTTGCAGAAGGTTACAAAACAACATCTTCTGGTTCATATGGTTCACACTCAGAAGGCATAGAAAGTACAGCCAGTGGAGATGGTTCTCACTCAGAAGGTTATAGAACAACAGCAAATGGTCATTTTTCACACGCTGAAGGAAATTATTCGACATCATCTGGTAAATATTCTCATGGTGAAGGTCGTTATGGAATAGCATCAGGAGAATGCTCTCACGCTCAAAATAGATTTTCAAATGCTATAGGTACTGCTTCTCATGCTGGTGGTTATGGTCAAACAACAGCATATTCTATCGTAGCATCTGGCGTTTCTTCATTTAACCATTCATATAGAAATAATAGCACAGATAATGTTTCAGGAGTAACAGCTAATTATTCTGTTATATTAGGTGGTGTTGATCATAGTGTCACATCTGTATCAAGTGCTATATTGGCTGGTACTGATAATACAGTATTACACGATTATAGTGTAATTTTAGGAGGCTACAATCAGACAACATTATCAGCAAGTACGGTTTATATGCCAAGAGCGGAACTGACCATGTCTGGTGATGGTATTATATTAAGAAGTCCTAACGGAACTAGATATAAAGTAACAGTTGATAATAGTGGAAATTTAATAACTACAACAACATAAAAATAAAATAATTAACAATGAGTGAAAAACTTTTTATAGGTCTTGATCCAACAACACTTTTAACAGGTGATACTGCAAGATGGAATGGTTCATCTTGGACAAGAAGTAGCGGTGCAACAGCATTTGCTTCTGGTGCAGATGGTAGTATTCAAATAAGCTCTGCTGCAACATTGGCATCTTCATCATCATTTACATTTGATTTTGCTACAGACACAGTATATGCTACGAATTTCAATGCTTCAAATTTTGTATCTGCTGCAACATATTATGGAAATGGTTCTAACTTGACTGATATAGCAAATGGCTCAACTGGTTATTTTCAATTAAATTCTGGCGGCTCATTTAGTTCAAATCCATATATTTATTTTGATTTTGTTATGTCATCTGTAACATTTGGTTCAAGAACTGGTAATACAGGTTTGGCATCATACGTATTTGGCGGACAATGTGAAGCAAGTGGTACTGTTTCTATTGCTAAAAACTCACAAACAAAAGCTTTAGGCGATTATTCAAGTTCAAATAATAGATATACAATAGCATCTGGTCAGTCATCTTTTTCTGGTGGTGAAGGTTTTGTAAATAATGAAATAATAGCTTCTGGTTTAGCAGCATTCAATCATTCATATAGAGAAAATTCAACACCAGATGTTTCTGGTGCAACAGGTGATTATTCAGCTATTATTGGTGGTAAAAATAATAATACTTTAGTCTCAGGTGCGACTATTTTAGGTTGCTCAACAGGTATTGTTTCTAATACATATTCTTCAATTGTTGGTGGTATAGCTAATAGGATTATAGGAGATGGATTTTATAATACAATAATGGGTGGTAATACTGGTACTATCGGAGGTACAAAATCAGAAAATTCTAGTATAGTCGGTGGTCTTACAAATATAATAACATCAGCTAACTATTCATCAATTATAGGAGGTAGTTATAATACAGTAGTAATGAATTATAATTCTGCAATTGTAGGAGGTAGTTATAATACAGTATCACATAATAGTTCTGTAGTTATAGGTTGTTCTGGAGTATCAACTTTGTGTGATTGTTCTGTATATGTTCCAAAATTATTTACATCTGATTATGTCAGTATTGGAAATGGTGGTGTGTTGACAGGTTTAACATCATTAGGAATATATGGTTCAACTTCATTAAATTCTACAATGGCGTTATATTCTGTTAATACAATAACAGATAATCAACCAACAATTAGTTTAGTAAAAGGTTATGGTTCAGATTATAATTCTATTACAGCAACTCAAATAAATCATAATCTTGGTTCTATTGTATTTACTGGTTTTGAAGATAGTGGTTTAACAGGATTGATAACATCAAATGTACCAGCATTTATTACTGCAACAGCTGTTGAAAATTTCTCTCTTAGTGGTCATGGTACAGAATTATCATTCTCTGTAACAGATATAGGAAATACTGGTAATAAAAAAGCTATTAAAATTAATAATAACGCATCAGTAAATTTTTATAGTGGTGCTACATTTAGTGGTGATGTAATTCCAAACGCAGATGGTTTATACAGTTTGGGTTCACCGACAAATCAATGGAAAGAGTTGCATGTTAGTGGTGCAACAATATACCTTGGTGGATCACCGTTATCTTATGATGGTACAAACTTAACAATATCTGGTTCTACTGTTGGTGGTGGACTTAAAGATATTAAAGTATCATTAACTTCTGATATGATATATTCTGCAAGTACAAATTTCATAGACACTGGTATACCACAACCTGGTGCAAACGAAGCAATAGTAGTAACTAGTGCTTGTGCAAGATTGACTACTGGTACGACTGCATATGATGTTGGTGGTCAAGTATCATTATTTATCAGTGGTTCTTCGCTTGATCAATTTACAACCCCTTTAAATTTTGTAAATGGAACAACACATTTATTTAAAATAATGTCAATTGTAAATCAAGCATCATCAAATATATCAATTATACCAAATGAAAAATTGTATATAAAAACAGATGCCAACCCAACAACCGGTGATGGTACAATAGATGTCTATATAACATATAAAATTATAACACTTTAAAAATAAACCCCAATAAAAATTGGGGTTTATTTATTTTGGCACAATACTTGTTTTTATTTTAATAAACAAAAACCTTAAAAGTTATGAAAACACTATTAATTATTTCGATGCTAATGTTAGCAAGTATTTTCTCATATTCCCAAGTATATGAAGACGATATTTATTATTCTACCAAGAAAAAAAATGTAAAAAAAGAAATTACTGTTATTGATTCTGTCAAAATTGATACAGTAAAAACAAATTCTTTAACTTACATTGAAAAGAATACATACACTACCGATTATGAAGAAAATTATATAATTGACGAATATGATTATTCTTATACACAAAGATTAAGTAGATTTCATAGTCCGTATTATTATGGTGGATACTATTCTTCTTATTATACATCAGGATTATATCTTGGCTCTATTGGAATAGTTGATTTTTATTGGAGTCCTTGGTATTATGATTATTCTTACCCTTGGTATTATGGATATTCTTCATATTATTACTACCCATACTATTGGAATTATGGTTGGAATGACTATGGTTATTATGGTTGTTGGGGAAGTCACGGACATCACAATCATCATGATTGGCACAATTATAACGACCATCACGGAAATTACGGTGGTGGAAATCATGGAAACAATAATTATTACGGTCATAGAGGTGGAGGTAGTACAAATGGTTCAAGAGGTGATAACAATTCTGGTTCTGGTTCAAATGTTGTAAATAATCAAACAAGACCTTCTTTTAATTCAAAACCTATAAATGATTATACAAAACCAGTGGTTGATTATAAACCATTAAATAATAAACCTATAGATATAGGCAGTAAGCCTACATACGCAAAGCCAAATAATACTTATTCAAAACCAACTTATAATAAACCTACAAATGTTAATCCTTATAGTAAACCAAATGAAGGACAAACAATAAATTATTCAAAACTTACTAATAATTATAATAGACCAACATATAATGATTCAAAACCTAATAATTCATGCACAAGACCTTCAAATGATAACAATTATTCAAAACCTAATTATCAAAATAATTCAAGACCTAATAATTCATATTCAAAACCTAATAATTCATATTCAAAACCTAGCAATTCTTCAAGTACAAGACCATCTAATTCATCATTCAACTCAAAACCTTCTGGTGGAGGAGTTTCAAGAAGCGGTGGAAGAAGGTAATTAAAGTGTTTTCAAAATAAAAATGCCAGTGTGGGGCATTTTTTATTTATATAATTTAATATATAGTTATATGAAAATTCTAAAAAAATTTGAAGCATTTGTGCAAACTCAAACTCAACCTGAAAAAGGCAAATTGTTTATTGAAACTGATGATGGTCAATATGATGAAAATTGGACAATGACTATTGATATTTCAAAACAATGGCAAGATTATACTTCACAGAAAATATCAATCGTTGATTTTAACAATGAATACGCTTCACTCTTAATGGAACAACAACAAAATATTTCTTCAACTGTTGGTGATGCTTGTTGGAATGAAATAGAACCTATTGTAGCAGATGAATTAAGAAAAGCAACAAATGTAGAAGAATCAGAAACAGTTTACAATAAATTATATGATATTTTTGATAAATTTGATATAAATGTAGATTGTGGAAAAATAGAACCAGAAATGGTACAAAACTTGTAAGCGAATACTACGAAGAAAAATATGGTTAATATGAAATATTTACAAACATATGAAGAATTTGAACAACAATTATATACTGTTGGAGATTTAGTCAAACTAGATACAGGTGATGTTGCAAAAATAACAAAGATAAATTCTAAAAAATCATATCTTGTTGCTGTTATGTTTAATCAACAATTTTCAAAAGAACCTATTGAAATTAGGGAAAATCAAATTGTAGATTTAGTAAAAGGAAATAATGCACCAGCGATTGGTTCTGATATGACAATAAATCCGTCTACAAATCCTTCAAATGATATGGCTATTAATGGTGGAATGCCAGATACACCAATGTCAAATACAATGAATATATGATAATATTATTTGAAAAATTCAATAATTCTATTTTTGCCCCATATTAATAATTGGAGCCTTAAATATCAAACCGTTTTAATTATTTATATAATAATCTTATCAAATCTTCAGTTATTATTGAAATCAATTTTTTACCATTGACATCAATATTAGGTATATTTCTAATTATAGAAAATTTATCATTACCATCTATTTTTAAATCTTTAATATGTTCTGAAATTAATGGTTCATCAGAATAATATTCTTTTAAAGCTTCGACAAATTTAGAACAATTTACACCTTGTTTGTTGTTATATTTTATGACTTGTAATTCTTCATAGACATTTTCATCCTTAACAATAAGTTCTTTTTCAATAATGAAATACCAAAGTTTATTTTTTGGAATTCTTATATTCTCAAGAAAATTATATGCCTTTTGGGCTTTTGTATTTTTAGGAAATTTCGCTACTTTGCCAAAAAAATCAACTTTCTTGTTATCTTTTTCTTTATCTGCCATCAAAAAACTTTATTTTTACTTATATATTTAATAAATAAAGTCTGAATTTTCTTTTTTATGGTATTCTTATATTTTATATATACTATAAAAATAAAATTGTATGTTAATAACAAAAAAGGTTAAAATAAGAATAAATAATATAAACATAAAGCATTACTCTAAAATATTTAATGATTTAAAATTAAATGATGAAATAGAAATTGATATTGAGAATGTTACATTAGGCTCTCATGTAAAAGTTGAAGTAAGTTGTGACAAATGTGGAACAATTAAATATATGTCATATAAAACATATATTAAATATATTAACAATAATAATAATTTATATTATTGTAATATTTGTAATCTAGAAAGAAGAAAAAAAACAATGATTAAAAAATATGGTGTCGAATTTCCTATGCAGAGTATTGATTTAAAACTAAAAATAAAAGAAACTAATAAAAAAATATATGGCACAGAATGGGCATTACAAAATAATATAATAAAAAACAAATTATATGAAACTAATTTTAAAAAATACGGCACTAAAGTAGTATCACAAAATAAGGAAGTTAGACTAAAACAAACTTTATCAAAAATTAAAAGAATTATTAAAAAATATACAAATTTTTTATTTATAAATTATGATAGTGATAAACATTTAATAAAATTTAAATGTGATAAAGGACATGAATTTGAAATAAATAGATTTTTATTATATGATAGATATAAATATAATGCAAATATATGTACAATATGTAATCCAATAGGAATTCAATTTTCAGATGTAGAAAATAAATTGTTAAATTTTATAACAAAAAATTATAACAAAACAATAATAGAAAATTCAAGAGAAATTATAAAACCTTATGAATTAGACATTTATTTACCAGATTTAAGTTTAGCATTCGAATTTAATGGTCTTTATTGGCATAATGAATTGTATAAAGATAAAAATTATCACACAATGAAAAGTGATTTGTGCGAAGAAAAAGGAATTCAACTAGTTCATATTTGGGAAGATGATTGGAATTATAAACAAGAAATAGTTAAGTCAATGATTTTAAATAAATTAGGAAAGACATCTAATAAAATATTTGCTAGAAAATGTAAAATCAAAGAAATTGATGATAATAAATTAGTTAAAGAATTTTTAAATGAAAATCATATTCAAGGATTCGTTGGTTCAAATATAAAAATAGGCTTATTTATAAAAAACGAATTGGTTAGTTTAATGACTTTTGGTAAAAAAAGAAAAATAATGAATACTATTAATAAAGATGACGAATACGAATTAATTCGTTTTTGTAACAAATTAAATACTAATGTAGTAGGTGGCGCTAGTAAATTATTTAAATATTTTATTAAAAATTATAAATCAAAAGAAATAATAACTTATGCAGATAGAAGTCATTCGAATGGAAATCTTTATAAAAAATTAGGATTTAAATTCGTTTTAAAAACAAAATCAAATTATTATTATGTAATTGATAAAAAAAGATATTATAGATTTAATTTTAGGAAAGACGTTCTTGTTAAAGAAGGATTTAATTCTAATAAAACAGAACATGAAATAATGTTAGAAAGAAATTTTTATAGAATTTATAATGCTGGTAATTTAAAATTTACTTTTTAAGGGTAAATTTTTAACTGTTTATAGCAAACTTTCTTATACACCTTGTTATGTGTAGGAAGATAAAAAATTATTCAAATGTATATTTAAGCGAACCTGAATCATAAATTCTATTTATTTTTCTTTCTAACATAATTTCGTGTTCAGATTTATTTTTATCATAGCCTTCATTAATTAGAATATCTTTCCTAAAACCAAATCTATGTTTTCTTACACCGTCTATTATATAATAATAGTTTGGATTCGTTTTACTCATAAAATTTAAACCAATTGTTTCATACAATTTACCATTTGAATAACTTCTATCTGCATATGTAGTTATTTCTTTAAATGTAAAATTTTTAATAAAATATTTAAATAATTTACTAGCACCACCTATCACATTTGTATTCAATTTATTACAAAATCTTAAAAGTTCCCATTCATTTTCTTTTGAAACTGAATTCATAAAAATTCGTTTTTTACCAAAAGTCATTAAAGAAATTAATTCATTATTATAAAACAAACCCAATTTTATACTAGATCCAACAAAACCTTGAATATGATTTTCATTTAAAAAATCTTTAACTAATCTATTATCATTAATTTCTTTAATTTCACATTTTCTTGCAAATATTCTATTAGATGTTTTATATAATTTATTTAAAATCATTGATTTAACTATTTCTTGTTTATAATTCCAATCATCTTCCCAAACATGAATTAGTTGAATTCCTTTTTCAAAGCATTTTTCAGTTTTGTTTTTGTGATAATTTTTTTCTTTATATAATTCTGAATGCCAATATAAACCATTAAATTCAAAAGCTATTTTTAATTCTGGTAAATAAATATCCAATTCATATGGAGATATAATATTTCTACTATTTAAAATAATTTCACCGTTATAGTTTTCTTTTATAAAATTCAGTAATAAATTTTCTTTACCAGAAAATTTATTACCTATTGGATTGCATATTGTACATTGCACTGTGTTTTGTATTCGTCTTTGATAGTACATATGAGGAGTGATTTCGTATATTTTATTACATGAATCACATTTAATAGTATATATATTATTTGATATTTTTAGTATATGTTCGTTTTTTTCTTGAATTTTGTATTTTATTGTTTCTAAACTTTTTGTTAAAATTTTTTCTTTAATTTCGGTATTTTGCATCGAATAATCAACTCCATATCTATCATTCATTGTTTTTAATGTTTTGATTTTAACATTTTCGTTTTGTAACGAACATTTTACGCCAAATTTATCAAAAGTTGTTTTTAATTGTTTATTTTTAATTGTTTCGTTTTCCATAGGTGTTTTGGTTCCATATTTTTCTAAATTAGTGTTTTTTCGTTTTTCTTTGAAAATGTCCAATTTATTATAATGTTCTACACCATATTTTTCTAAAAATAATTGAGTTCTTTTTTCTTTTATTTCTTCTGATTGAATTGGATTTTTAACACCATATTTTTCTAAACAGGTTTTTTCTCTCAATACATTGTTACATTTATTACAACGATATTTATTGTCTGGTGATTTTTCTAAATATTTGATATATGCGAAATAAAAAGTTTCTTTTTCTATTCCACAATCATCACATTTTATTTTAACTTTATGATGTGATTTTTTACTTAAATGTTCTACAGGAATTGTTAAAATTTCACCAACTTTTACATTATAACCTAATTGTCTATAATATTTTATATTTGGTCCCTGAATTTTTACACAAACAGATGTTGTTACTATCATATAAAATAGTTTTTATTTTATATGTATATATAAAAAATAGTTGGTAATTTTTCTAATTATTGTGTTTATTATAATATTTATCGACAGTATAATTCCAAAAATTTCTGACAACGAGTGTCGATTCTATCATCCACACTAACATATTTTGTAAATATGTTAAAAATTGTGATGTGTTTGGATTGTTAAACATTTGAGAACTTAATACTCTACGCAATAATTTATTCTCATAATCAAACCCTGTATTTTTAAGATTATCGTTTCTGTGTTGAATATACCACATTTGGTCTGTATGTTTAGTCTTTTCTATCATAATTTTACTTATTTTTCTGTTATACCATTGAAAACAACATTAACACTACATAAAGAATTATTATCAACTGTATCATTATACCAAATGCCTTTTCTATCTCTCCAACCACCTCTTAATATAGCATATTCATTTTTATCACATATAATATCACCATGTACATTATCAATTCCAAGAAATGTGTTTTGATCATATTTACTACTAACTTTTGCAACACCATTAACTATTTTGACACTCTGGGATAATATAGGTTGTACTTTATCTTTTATTTTAATTCTTTGTAATTGTTCAGACATTTGAGATGTATCATATCTTGATTGAAATGCGGGTTTTACATAACCTAAATCAGAAGCCTTTCTATGATAATCTTCATTTTTCTTACAAACAAAATAAACAGATGCAGAATCTACACCATCTATTTCTTTGAATAATTTAATAAAATCTGCTTTTGGAATTCTATCAAATCTTTCTGTTGTCAAGAAATAATCAGATGTTTTGGCAATAATTTCTTGTCTTATATTATCTTCATTACCATCACTGAATCTTCTAATATACACATGCATTGTATATCTTGAAATGACTGGTTGAATAATTTTAACCTCTGATGTTATTGACATAGTACCAAGTTGTCTTAAATAAGAAAGAATTTTATTTTGTTCATCCTCATCTAAATAGAATGCATCAAACGGAATATTAAAATAATTTAAATCTTCATTGAAATATTTTTTAATATCTGGAATCAAATAAAGATAAATCTCATTATCATTCATATTATTCTTATATTGAGAATATAAGTTATTGAAATTATTTAAAGTAGAAACAACTTGAGCTCTTGTTTTATTTTGATTAATAGCATTGTTTATTCTCTTTATACTATCTTCTATCATTAAATCACTAACACTAAAATTATTATCTTCTAATTTATTGAAAGCATTAACTTTTGAAAACATATTTAATCTTTTAAGATGAAAGATAAATTGATTAGGTGTTGCTAAAACAAAATTTCTGGAAACATATGGTATTGCTGTTTTTATGAAAGACAATGATTCACCATCTGAAGCAAAATTAATGTCAGTTTCAACAGAAATATCAAATAAATTTCCAATATTTAATGTGTTGCCTTGACCATCTGTTATATCATCTTCTATTTTCCAATCATTTGTAACAGGATTTAAAATTTCACCATCAATACCATCAGATAGTAAATATCTTACTTCTATAACACTGCCTTTAGCTGGAACAATTCCGTAACTACTTGTGCCAAAATAAATGTCTATACCACCATTAAAACCACTTTTAACAACACAAGCATATTCGTTTGGTAACATATCCCAAATACTATCTTTTATTTCTAATAATTTTCCATTCAATTTTATAATGTAATTTGTGTTTTCTACATCTTTATTATTTGGTGCATTTACACTAAATGATTGATTTTTATAACCATTGCCAGTAAATCTTTGTGTTTCGAAAGTGCCTTGTATTATTGGTATAAGAAATGATGTTATAATATTTGAAATAGGGTAAATATTTTTTTCTGTATTAAGATTGGCAACATATCTCAAAGAATTTGTTTTATTCTTTATTATTAATCCATTTTGAATAATGACAACTGAATCTTTTATATCTTTTGCAATATCAACACCAGGTCTTAATTTAAATCTTAAAGTACCAGTAGCAGAAATGGATCTACAAGTATTATAACCTGCGATTCTTGCTGTTTGTTGAGCAATTTTTTTGTTTTGCGTATTATCAATGTCCAAAACCTTAACAGAATTCTTAAGATATAAAATGTTATGTTGAAATAATTCTTTTGTAACATTA